GAGTTTATAGTATTAGATTCAGGGGCAGAACGTAGAAAAGCTGCAGGTGAAATAGGTAACAGTATATTTTCTAACACTGCTAATTATATAACTTCTGCATCTTTACCTACAGTAAACAATGCAGCTATAACTATAGAAGCAGGTACAAATTTAACTACTGGTGGTACTTTTACAACTAATCAAGGTATTGATGAAACAATTACTATCAACATGGCAACTGGTGGTATAGGCTCTGGAACTTACGGTTCTACATCAAATAGCAATAAGATAGATAATATTACAGTAGATGCATATGGAAGAGTAACAGCAGTAACAACAGGTGCAACAGGACAAGTAAATTTAATTAGTTCAGGTAATACAAACACACTAACTACGAGTGGTACTACATCTGTACAATTAACACCAAACACAGGGACGGTAAGTTCTTCATCAACTAAATTAGCAACTGGGGCACAAATTCAAACAGCTATTGATACAGCTGTAACAGGAGTTTTAAAGTATGATGGAGTATGGAACGCAAATACAAACACACCAACATTAACAGGTGGATCAGGAACAGTAGGAGAATACTACATAGTTTCAGTTGCTGGTAATACAAATTTAGATGGCATCACAGACTGGAAAGTTGGAGATTGGGCAGTATTCTCTGATCAAGTAACAGATGCTTGGCAAAAGATAGACAATACCCAAGTTGGTAATGTAACAGGTAGTGGTTCATCTGGTAGAATTGCAGTATGGAACAGTGCATCAAATATTACAAGTGATAGTGGTCTGACATTTAATACATCATCAAATGCTTTAACTGTTAGTGGTGCAGTTACTTGGAGTGGTGGTGGTTCTGCGGAATCTAATTCTGCATATGATAACATGATTACTGAATTTAGTGATTCAGGTTCTTCTACAATAACACTAACACTTACACAACAAGATGGTGGTACTTTAACTACATCATTTAGTAATCCACAAGGAACTGTAACATCTGTAGGAACTGGAACTGGATTAGATGGTTCATTTACAACATCAGGTACAATTACTTTAGATTTATCAGAGCTTGTTGACATGACTCAAACTATGGTTGGAACTGATGAATTTATAGTTTTAGATTCTGGTGCAGAACGTAGAAAAGCAGCTAACGAAATAGGGTTAAGTATATTTAGCAATGATGCTGGATTTATAACATCATCTTCTATACCATCTGTTGGTAATGGTCAAATTAATGGTGCTACAAGTGGTAATGGATTAAGCGGTTCAATGAGTGCAACTGCAAATCAAAGTGGCAATAGTACATTTACAGTAACATCTAACGCAACAACTGCTGCAACAGCTTCTACTATTGCTTATAGAGATTCATCTGCAGATCTTAATGTTAGATTGCTTAGAGCTAATTATACAAATCAAAGTACTATATCTGGAGCAATTGCTTTTAGGGTTAATAACAGTACAGACAATTATACAAGATACTGTAGTAGTCCTTCTGCTATTAGAGCCTTTATAGGAGCAGGTACAAGTTCAACAACAGGTACAGTTACAAGCGTAGGTATATCTCATGGAGGAAATGCGTTTGAAGTAGGTTCAGCAGTAACTTCATCAGGTACTCTTGCTATTACAATGGCAGGAGATTCTGCACAGTATGTAAGAGGTGACGGAAACTTAGCTTCTTTTCCAAATATTCCACAAGGTGATATTACAGCTGTTGTAGCTGGTACAAATTTATCTGGTGGTGGGACATCTGGAAGTGTTACGTTAAACATGGCTACTGGGGGAGCAGGAGCTGGAAGTTACGGCTCTACATCTAACAGTACTAAAATTGATACAATCACTCTTGATGATTATGGTAGAGTAACAGCTGTTAATTTAGGAGCTACTGGAGATATAGTCGGTGTTAGTGCAGGAGCAGGTTTATCAGGGGGAGGTACATCAGGTACACCTACTCTTAGTGTTGATTATTTAGGAAGTGATAGTATAATAAAAGCAGCACCAACTGCTTCTGGTGCAGTTGGAACAGGAGATTTTTTACTTATTGCAAATTCTGTTGGTAATGTGTTTGAAACAACTATGAGTAATCTTCCTTTTACTAATAATTTAGGAGATATTACAGGAGTAACTGCAGGAACAGGAATGAGTGGGGGTGGTACAAGCGGTACTGTAACATTGAACTGTACTATTACTAATAATAATCAATTAACTAACGGAGCTGGTTATACAACTAATGTAGGAGACATTACAGGAGTAACTGCCGGTAGTGGATTAGCAGGTGGTGGAAGTAGTGGAGGAGTTACTTTAAATGTAGACTATGGTAGTAGTGGTATTATAGCAGATTGTCCTGGTGGTAGTGGAGAAGCAGAAATTGATGATTTAGTAATGATTGGTTTAGATTCTTCTGGTAGTGGTGAAACAAGAGCTTTTGCATTGGCAGATTTGCCATTTATGAATAGGGATAATACCTCAGTTACAAACTGGACTGTTCTCAGTACACTGAATGTTAGAGGAGTCATTGATTTAGCTGATAATGATATATTACGTTTTGGAACTGGTGATGATGTAGAAATGTTCTTTAGTGGCACTGATATGTTTATGGATATAAACAATGGTGAAGACTTTAAGATAAGAGATGGGAATAGTGGTAATGCAACAAGATTTACTTTTGATGCGGATAATGGAACCTTTACTGCTACTGGTAATATTACTGCATTCTCTGATGAAAGATTAAAAGATAATATAGAAACTTTAGATGGTTCTAAAGTTTTAGATATGAGAGGTGTCTCATACACTAAAGATGGTAAGGCTGGTTCTGGTGTTATTGCACAAGAAATAGAAAAAGTTGCACCTGAATTAGTAATGACTAATGAGAAAGAGGATGGCATGAAATCTGTAGCATACGGTAACCTAGTAGGGTATCTTATAGAAGCAGTAAAAGACCAACAGAAACAAATAGATGAACTTAAATTACAATTAGATGGCCTTAGCAAGTAGTGGAACAATGTCTATAGGTGGTACATCTACTAACAGATCTATTAACGTAGAACTTGGTTTAGCACAGAATGCTAATTCTAGTTTAGGTCAAACTAGTTTTAGAAATTTAGCAGGTGTTGCATCTGGTGCTATTCAGATGAGTGATTTTTATGGGGCATCTGCAGGTACATGTACGATGTATAGTAGTACTGCAGTAGCAAGTACTGAAGCTCTTGCATGTTCTGGAACAGTAAATCAAACATACTATCATGATGGTAGTAGTGCTTTTCCAACTACAGGAGATTATGTATATAGTAATTCAGGTTGTTCAACAGGTTTATCTGAGGGATATTGTAAAATAGGTAATGGGTACTGGATACAAATAGATAGTTCAAGTCAAGTATCTGCTACGGCTCTATGTAGGAAATAATAGATTAAATCAATAAACAATGGCAAAGAAAAAGGTAAAAAACAAAGTGGTTAAGAAAAAAGTGGTTAGTAAAAAACCAGCTGTTAAAAAACTTGTGGCAAAGAAACCTGAAGTAAAGAAACCTGTGTTAAAGAAAGCAATTAAGAGAAAACCTAAAGTTACTAAAGTTATTGAAAAACCTTTTGCTAAAAAAATTGAAAAGCCATTTATTAGATATAGTATTGAGATAACAAAGTTTATTGCTAATAAAAATAATATATTATTGGAAGTGTTCTTTGATTACAAGGGTACATTAGTTATTCCAAAAAGTTTAAAGAAAGATATTAAGCCTGGAAATTACATTGTTAGTGGATCATTTATCATACCTAAAGATGTTGAAGATCCAATTTTATTAAAAGACTATAATCAATTAACTAAATCAGAAGTAATTGCTTTTTTGAAAAAGAATATAAGAGAGGGTTATTTAAAGCACCTTTCACAAATGATTGAGGATGAATTATTTCCTGATGTAAAAATAATTGAAGATCTTCCTTGGAAATAAATAAAATTTAATTATCTTTGAATTATATTAATATATTTAAAACCAAAGTCAAATGGCAAAATCAAAAGCAAAAAAGCTCACTAAGAAAGAGCTAGAAGATGTAAAAGATCTTCAACAAAAAATCAACACGTTGTTGATGAATATAGGTAATGCTGAATTAGTAAAAAATACATTGTGTGCAAGACATACTGAGCTTCAAGCAGAATGGAAAGATACTACAACTGCATTGGAGGATAAATATGGATCTGTTAATATTAGTTTAGAAGACGGTACATTATCTGAAGTAGAAGAAAATGCAGAAGTAGTAGCCTAATACTTCCTTACATATTTACTTATTTAAAAATTTTAAAACCGAGCATTGTTTGTTTGGTTTTAAAATTTTTTGTATATTATTAATGTATAGTTTATAACCAGACATTGCATTAGAGTAAAAAATAAGTATCTATGATTCCAACAAATTCAAGTGCCACAACAAACGGATGTAATAATATATCATCTAATTGCGTTATATGGCAAGGGCCAGATATCAGCTGCATAGATTTATGCAATGGTGATTCTATTAGTGACGTAACAGCAAAATTAGCTACAAAGGTATGTGATATGATTACCAATGGTGTTGATGCTAATCCAAATTTATCAGGATTAGATTTGACATGTCTTAATATACAAGGTACTACACCTACTACATTAGTTCCTGTTTTACAGGCAATGGTTACTCAAATATGTGATAATACTGGTACAGGTCAAGTGCCTCAACCAACATCTAGGTTGAGTTCAGAATCACAAGTAGAAAGTAATCTACCAATGATGGTGTTACCTGCTTGTTTACAATACAATGATGCTAATGGAAATCCTGTTACTGAACTACGTTTGGATGAGTTTGCTACTCTAATAGCTCAACAGGTATGTACTAACCTACAAAGTATTCAACTTATAAATACAACTCTTACTAGTTATGATACTAGAATATCTACTTTAGAAGCATGTGTTTTACCATGTTCTGGTGTAGTTGCAGAGAAACAAGTTATACCAACTTGTATAATTAATGTAGGAAACTTGACAGATGTTTCTGTATTACTTCTAGCCCTTGAAGCTAGATTTTGTGCTTTAGAGACAGCAGTAGGATTACCAGCTGCTATTAATTCAGCAATATCACAAACAACAATACAAGGAACGTCAGCATCATTAACTTTACCTAATACTTCTTATGGAAGTTTTACAGGTTGGAATAATGCTCCATCTACATTAGCACAATCCATGCAAAATGCTTGGGTAGTAATAGATGATATGTATAGTGCTATTTCAGCAATACAAGATAACTGTTGTCCTTCAGGATGTGATTCAGTAACTTTTGCATATACAGCAACTTCTACGTTAAATGCAGCAGGCATAATTGCATCAATTAATTTTGACTTTAATGCTTCAAGTATTCCAGGAACTTTTAACAGTTCAGTGGGTGCTAGTGTGATCACTATTACTGATGATGATAATGTATCAGTTACTGCTACAGTAGATGTACCTGCATTACAAAGTTCTCCAGGAGGATTTAACTTTGCTATTCCAACATTAAATACATTTGGAGATTTATCTATTTTAATTGATTTTTCAGTAACAGATGGTACTAACACATGTGAGGATAGAATTGGTTCAACAATAACAGGGATTATTCCTTGTCCAACTTCAGTATTAATAACGGCAGTGACACAAACAGAAGCATCAATAAATATTTCAAACGCATTAGGAACAACAGCTACTTATACAATAAGAGTAGTAAATGTTTCAACTGGCGTTACAACACAAACTTATACAGTTAATAATCCTGGAGTTTCAATAACGCAGCCAGTAACTGGATTAGCTGCAAGCACAGAATACAAAGTAGAAATAGATATAGAAATAGATGGTCAAACTAATACAAATTGTATTGACACATTATTTACTACTACTACTGCAAGTGCTCCATGTACAGATGGGATGGATGTAGCATTTATAATAGACTACACAAGCTCTATGGGCGGTCAAATTAGTGCTATTAAAGCTGGTGTTTCAAGTTTAGTAAATACTATAGATACCGCATCAGGTGCAAATGATTATAGATTAGCGTTAGTTACTGCAGATGAGTATCTACAACCACAACCAGTATATAGTGGATGTGCAGATTATTCAGGTTTACCTTCTGCACAAAAAGTAATATCTGCTAGTCCATCAGGAACATATCAATATATTACTTCTTGGCAACAGTTTGCTACAAATAATGGAACAAGCTTTACTACTCAATTAAATAAACTTGATGGTGGTGTAGATGGAACATGTGTAAATCTTGGACAAGGTATGAACGTTCCTGAGCCAACAGATTATGCAGCTCAATTGATAGTTGGATCTTCAAATTTATCTGGAGTACTTAGAGCTAATGTTGCTAAATATGTGATTATAATAACTGATAATTTACCAGGAGGTCAATATGATAGCTTTGTACCACCTGTATGGTCAGGAATACAACAAATGATTGCTGATGCAAATACTAATGGAGTAAAATACTTTGTTTGCGGATCAGGAGCTGGTATGAGCGGAAACATAAATGGGACACAAATATTCCCTTGGAAAGAATTATCAATACAGACTGGAGGAAATTGGAATTTAAGTTCTGATCCATCAGTGATTTCTTCTGAGATAATAGCAGGTTGTTCATAATAAAAAATAAAAGAAATGGCATGTAATTGTACAAAATGTAGTAGTAAATGTAGCTGTGCTGACACAGCATTAACTAATCCATGTTCTTACACTGATTGTAGTATAGGAAGTGAAAGATGTGATGACATTCAGTGTGCAGCATGTGTAAGTTATTGTGGTACTACTTTTCAGATAGGTGATCCAAGTGCACAAATAATGATTAAATCTGGTGATAGACTTGATGCTATAATTCAAAAGTTTGCATTAATATTTGCAAACGGATTAGGTACTTGTACTTCAGAAGATGTGGCACATGATCCATATAATGTATTTGCTGGTGAAGTTACAAGTTCAACAGCTAACATATTATGGAACGGTATATGGGCTAACAGCACGGGTATTAATATTTATTATGATACTCAGGTTGCTCCAACAGGATGGACATTAGCAAATAGCACACCTATTGTAACAACAATTACAAATTACACTATAACAAATTTAGTAGCTAGTACTGCTTATAAAGTTAAAGTAGTAGATAGTAGCATAGGGTCAGGATGTAAACCAATAGAAATATTATTTTCTACACTGGCTGTATAACAAAAAAACAACTGTAGTGGTTTGTTGGTTTTCTACTGCAAACGTTGGGAGAGGCTGGGTATTACCCCAGTCTCTTTTTTTTTTATATCTTTATACAAAAATAAATTAGCATATGGACATTCTAAAACAGAAAGTAATCAACTCACTGAAATGGAAAAAGAATAGTAGTATATCTGCTGAACGTTGTGACATGGATGAAGATGATTATATAAGAATTAAAAAGGAAGTATTACATGAAAGAAAAAAAGATAGAAAAAGAAGTAAGTTCTTTCATAAAGCTGCTGATAACTCACAGCTTGTAGAATCAATAGATTTAGATAAAGGAGAAGGAAAGATATCAGGTACATTTGATCATGAACCTAAAAGTGCAGAAGAAATTATACAACTACTTAAAATTGATACAGATAAGTGGAAGTTATCACAGTATTGGAATAAACAAATGGGTGATCACTGGAGAGTATCTGCATTGGTTACTAAACTAAAAGATCAAGAAGAAAATCTTTTTAAAAATTTATTGGATGTTTGGGAACCTAAAAAACACAAGCTTCCAAAGTTTAATTTAAAATCACGTAATAATTTGGATCCTGTATGTGGTGTTATATCATTACAGGATATACATTTTGGTAAAGAAGGTAATGATACAATAGATAAAGATTTTGAAGATACCATTAAATATTTGATAGGTAAGGCTGCACCAGTGCATTATATGGAAAGAATGTACTTTGTTGTAGGAGGTGATTTAATCAACATGGATACCTTTGAGGGCACTACTACTAGCGGAACAGGTTTAGACAACTGTATGACAGCTACAGAGGCTTATGTGCAAGCATTTGATGCTATGCATTGGGCTATCAATTATATAAAAGCATTTTGTAAAGATTTAGTAGTAGTATATGTACCAGGTAATCATGATAGGTTATCATCTTTTCATTTAGTTCATGCACTATCTAAATCAATTGATAGTGATGAAATAACTTGGGATACTAAGTATGAAGAAAGAAAAGTTCATGTATGGCATAATAATTTTAATGCATTTGAGCATGGAGATAAAAGAAGTAAAAACAATCCTCTAATATATGCTACAGAGTATCCAAGAGAATGGGGTACTACTATTAATAGAACACTGTTTAAAGGTCATATACATACAGATAGGAAGGTGGAATATATGACTTCTAATGAGACAGCCGGGTTCATAGAAAAGACTCTTCCTAGTTTAGGTAAGACTGATTATTATCACTATAGTAATAAATATGTAGGTAATAGGAGATCAGGTAAATTAGAGATTCAACATCCTACAATGGGAAATATATGTGAATTAACCTACCAAGCTTTGTAAAGACTCCACTTTTAATTTCATTAAGTGGGGTTTTTTTTGTAAATTATAAATGTAACCGTATGATAAATAATTTTAAAAAACCTAATTTAAATGCTCCAAGATATAGGCAAAAAAGATTAGGTATATTAAATGAAGAAACATATAGAGAGTTTAAAGATAAGAAACCTTTATACTCTGAGATAGATAATAAGAAATTAAAGTTAATAATTAAAACATATAATGAAAATTTATGGAAGGCAGCAATATCTAATAGAGACGGAGTAGAATTACCAGATTCATTGGGGTATTTGTTTATTGGAACATGTCCTAATTCACAATCTGTTAATACTGATTATGCTCTGTCAAAAAAATATGGCAAGGTCTTACAGAATAAAAATTGGGAAACGGATGGTAATATAGGTAAAATATTTTATACAAACTGGTCTGCAAAATATAGATTTAAGAATAGAGATTTATGGAGATTTAAAGCTTGTAGAAATTTTAAAAGATCAGTTGCTAAACATTACCCTTTAAATTGGACAAAGTATGTGGTTATGAAAAATAAATATAGAGTAGCACATCTTTATGATGAGCAAGCAGAAAAAACCAAACATGCTCTAAAAAAGTATAATGAATTTGAAATATAAATAACATGTCAACAATAGCAGAAGTAGTATCAAGAATAAGAGGTCAGGTTAAAGCCGAGGTACAGGATGCATTTATTACAGATAGATATATTTATAGTTTGGTTGAAAAGTTTGCTCAAGTTTTAATGAGAAGGCAAGACTATGCAAACAAGCTAATGAAGTTTAATTCTGTTTGGAAAACATTACCTTATGTAGAATTAATAGAAGTAGATAAAGTTGAAGCAGGATGTAGTGGAATTCAAAGTGGATGTACTATAAAACGTACAAAACATAGACTTCCTGATATGATAGAAGGTTACTGGGGTCCATTGATCCGTACTATTAGTTCTATAGATGGATCACAAGAGTTACAGGCAACTCAGCCTGGAACATACACATCAATGACAAAGACAACAAGCTTTAGATATAATAAGACATTATATTTCTGGTGGTTAGATGGTTATATATATTCTCCTAATATTGCATGGGATGCATTAAAAGTAGAAGGAGTTTTTAATTCTGATATAACCAGATGGAACTGTGATACTGAAGATGACTGTACGCCAAGATATGAACAACCTATTTATATTCCAGAAGCATTATTTGCTGAAATAGAAGCATCAGTTATTCAAACTATGATGGGCACAATGCAAATCCCTTCTGAGGATTCAGACAACAAACGTAATATAAATAGACAATAATGGGAGTATCAAATAAATATAGAACATTCAGTCAATTGATGGAAGATGTTTCCATTGATTTTTCTAATTATGCATTAGAAGGCATGATAGAACCTCAACAACTCATTAAAGTTGCAACACGGGTTAATTATGATTTAGGATTAAAAATACATAGAACAAAGCAAACAGTCATAGATGTAGAACATGGTAAAGCACAATTACCTATGGATTTTGCATATATAAATTATGCATTTAGATGTGGATCATATACAGTAAATAATTCTATGCCATCTGGAACACATGTAGAAACATTTAATGATGTGCCTTATGTACCAGCACCTTCAGAGAAAGCACCATGTAGTACAGACGACACATGTAAAGATGTTTGTGTTATTAAAACATGTAATGATACTGATAGCTATCAATTAGTACAAAGAGTTGGTCCTAGTCAATACAGACAGTTTAGTAGTTGGACACAATTGAGGATAAGTAATGTAAATGATCCAACATGTTTTTGTCCTGGTCTAGGTGCTCAAGCATTAGACATAGCAGAAATAAAAGACGGATTTTTGATAACTACATTTAAAACTGGGAAAGTATATATAAGTTACCAGGGCTCTATGGAAAATGCTGATGGAGATTTATTAGTATTGGATCAACCATATTGTAATGAATATTATGAATATGCTTTAAAACAAAGAATATTAGAAAATATGGTTTGGCAAGGAGAAAATGTTTCTCAGCAATTAGGTTTAGTAGAACAAAGATTAAGAGCTGCTAGAAATAATGCTTTGAGTTTTGTTAATACACCAGACTTTAGAGAGATGAGAAAAATGTGGGAGGTTAATAGAAGAGCACAATATCATAATTATTATAATATGTTCTTAAGCTATGCTCCTGTTAATCCAAGGTTAGCCGGTCCAGCTGTTGTTAGTAGTGATGGTACTTCATCAACTACTTCTACATCAACTTGTAATTAATTAACAACATTTATTGGTAATGGCAAAAAAGAAGGCAACATCTAAATCAAAAGCACCAACACAAAGGAAAGCACCTCAAAGGAAAAATAGCTCCTCTGTTTCAACAAACACATTCTCAAAAGGAATGAACAAGGATATTACGCCCTCATTTGAGCCTAATAATTCTTGGTATCATGCAATAAATGCTGCAAATAATAGTAGTGATGGTGACATAGGTGTTATTGGTAATGAGCCAGCTAATTTACAATGCGGAGTAATACCTTATACAATTATAGGTGCAATACATAGATATGCAGATGAATGGGTTGTATATTCAACTGATGGTATTAGTAGTGAGATAGGAAGATTTGATGATAGTGAATGTAAATATGAAGTTATAGTAAATGACCCATGTTTAAATTTTAAAAAGAAACATTTAATTACAGGGGCAGCAAAAGAAAATTTTGATTGTACCTGGCAAGTATATTGGGATGATGGTCTTAATCCATCACGCTCAATGAATATTGACAATGTACCTTATATTCAAGAACTTGTTTCAGGACCTGATCTTGATGGTGAACCTTGTGTTATATATGAGGACACAACTTTTTTAGATTGTGAAAAGATAAGGTTACATCCTTTAGTTGATACTCCATGTCTACAACTTACAAAAGCTACTGATGGAGGTACTTTATTAAATGGAGCATATCAAGCTTATATAGCTTATACAGAAAATGATCAGGTTATATCAGACTATATAGGTATATCTAATATCCAGACTTTATGGTCACATAGAGGTAGTGGTGGTTCATTAGATATTGCATTAAGCAATTTAGACAAAGATTATTTTTATTTTGATTTAGTTCTTTTGATAAGACAACAAGGTCAAATATATACAAAAAGAATAGGTAACTACAGTACTGAAGTTGCTAGTATTAATATAGATTATATTGATCAAGCATTAATATCTATTTCATTTGAAGATTTATTTAGACAATCTCCTTTGTATGAAAAATCAGAAGCCATGTATGTGGTAAATGATTATTTAATTAGACAAGGACCAACTGAGCAGTTTGATTTTAATTATCAGCCTTTGGCTAATAACATTAGAACAAACTGGGTTATAAATGAAGTTACTCAAGATTATTATATAAATGCCGGCAACAAGATTGGGTTTATGCGTGATGAGCAATATGCCTTTTTTATAAGATGGATATATAATACTGGAGAAAGATCTTCATCCTATCACATACCAGGCAGAGGTCCTCAGGATTATACTTTGCCTAATGGGGTAGATGAAAATGAAAGAGAAATTATATATGGTACTAATGTATTAGATCCAGCAGGTGACCCAGTATTTAAAGTTTATAATACAGCTTCAGGTGGTGCTGTACCAATAGAACCTCAGCCTGATGGTAGTAATATTATAGCTAGGGGTCAAATGGGTTATTGGGAATCAACAGAAAGATATCCTGATAAAACTCCAGAAATTTGGAATTCAAGTTCACACACTTGGTCAAATGAGTTTGATCCTAGTGCTGAATTATGTGGTGAGTTTATTAGGCATCACAAAATGCCTAGTGAAATGATAGATCCTCTATTAACTATATCTGATAATAATGATAGTGGTATACGTATTTTAGGGGTGGAGTTTTCAAATATAAAAAGACCATTATATAATGATGGCACACCAATTTTAAATATTCAGGGTTATGAAGTATTAAGAGGTTCAAGGTTAGGAAACAAAACTGTTCTTGCAAAAGGTATGTTTAAAAACATGCGTAAGTATGATGTACCAGCTGATCAAAATTTATTAGGTAATGCACAAGGTTTGTATCCTAATTACCCATATAATGATTTAAGGTGTGATGTATATCATACTACACATAGAAGAACAGAAGGATGTGATCCTGGTGTACAAGCATCAGTTCAAGAGTACAATGCATTATGTGGTTTTACTGAAGATGTATTTACATTCCACTCACCTGATTTAATGTTTACTAAACCATATTTAAATGCATATGAAACTGTATTCTATGGTCAGATAAATGGTAAAGCACAAGGTGGTTTTATACCTTCTGAAAAACATCCACAGCAAAAACTACTTAGAAATATTACATCATATTTATCTGCTATTATAGGTATTGGTTATGCCTTTAGAAATATTAATGGTACACCAGATACTAAAGCTTTACCTACTCAGGCTATTAATAATGCATTTCCTGAATGGTTGCTTAAATTTAAAAATCTTAACATCACTGAATTTTTAACTGCAACAGTAGTTACACCAGGTGGTGGTGGTACTTCAACAGATAGTTTTAATGCTAGTGGTGGTGGTACAGATAATACTGGGCAAAATAATACTAATAATCAAAAAGGTCCTGATGCAGAAACTGGTGCACATGATGCAATTAATAATTATGTTAATACACAAACTTCTGGTGGAGGACCATTTAATATATTAAATTTTCTTGGAGAATTATTTGGTGATGGAGTAGATAACTTATTACAAGGTCTAGGTGTTGATAATACATTAAAAGATAGATTAGAAGAACAAGCAATAGACAATATTGAAGCAACTACACAAGGGCCACAGAATGGTATGGGTCTTATGGGTGGTGGTGCTCAGCAAGGTGTTACTTTAGACAGCTCAGAGTCAAACTTATCAAGAGTATTTAGAATAGCAATGTCTACTACAATGCTACAGAAAAACATTGCTGTTGGAGGACAAGAAATTATTGATCTTATTTATAATTTAACTAGTTTTGAAGAACACACTTTAAAATACAACTCACATGGATTTTATAGTAACTTTAGTGCTGGTTCAATAAATACCACATATAGAACTTTAAATGAAGCTGCAAACTATATTGGTTCATCATTTCAAACATTTGATCAAAATCAATATAAAATAAATAATTTATTTAGACCAAACACAGTTGCAGTATCTACAGTAGATCCTATTGATTCTAGCCTTTATGCAGTTCAAGATAATTCAAGATTTACATTAGGTGGATATTGTCCATCTAACACAAATGCTGCTTCAGGAGTCAATTGGCTAGATGTAGAAAACAGATTATTAAATCCAGAAGGTCCATGGGGATCAAATATATCTGCACTTTACGGTGCACTTAAATTTAATATGGATAATCAATATGGTCAACTTGATGGTATTAAGCAAGTTCAAATGAGAGGTTGTGTTAATAATCTTGATCAAACAAATCCTGTAGACTTTAAGTATACCAGCTCACCTGTATTTAGTGGTGATGTATTTATTGGTAGATATACTGAGAAATGTATAATGCCTTTATTTACAGATTTTTTAATAGGGCAATATGATGGTTATCCATTTGATTATTTTTTAAGATATAATATTCCTTATCCAAGATATTGGGTTAATAGTAGAAAGTATGATTTAGGATCATTAGCAGAGTTGGTATCTACATTTGGTTTAAGTGGTATATTTAATCCAAATAGTAATGATTTACCAAATGACTATTACTATTTAGATAGAGGTGCTACTTGTGGATGGGACTTTTTTCCTTTAACTCTTTTTAATACGGATAATTTAAATTATACTTTTGCAATGAATCATGCATACATGTATACTCATGTGAATGGTATAAATGATTTTTATGTTGAGACAGAAATTAATATAGCTTATAGAGATTGGGAAGAACCTAAAGAAAGAAGGTTTTATGATACATATGAATATAATGATTTAGGAGATTTATTTCATGCTGAGATACAGAAGTTTGATAATTTTTATAAGTATGATGAATCACTTAGCCCATCAAAGTTTATAACACAAAACACAAACTTTGCTGAGATACAACCAAGAGACTATAACCCTTTGGTTGCAGAAACTTGTTATACAGCTTACCCAAAGAGATTAATCTATTCTTTACAAGCTAATGAAGAAGATAGAAAAGATTATTGGAGACAATATTTATTTGCTAACTATAAAGATTTTAAAAATATAGTTTCAGTTATAAAACCATTTAATAAAAATGGGGCAGTAATATTTTTTCCATATCAATCACCTCAAATGTTTGATGGATCTTTCCAATTAAAAACAGATGTAAATACATTAGTATCAGTAGGAGACGGGGCATTGTTTAAACAGAAGTTAATGAATATAGTTAATTCTGATTTAAGCAATGAATATGGATCATTGGAAAGTCAGAGAGGTATTATAAATACACCAGCTGGATTATTTTATATTTCTCAAGCTCAAGGTAAGATATTCCAATTTACACCTGGTAAAGGATTAAATGCTATATCTAATCAAGGTATGAAATGGTGGTTTAATAAATATTTACCATCAAGGTTTATAAAACAATTTCCACAATCAGAAGGTACAGAATGGGTTGACAATCCTGTAGTAGGAGTAGGTTGTCAAGTTATGTATGATCCTAATGATGATATAGTCTATTTTATGAAGAAAGATTTTTCATTAAAATCTGAGTGGGCTAATAAAGCAACATTTTCTGATGATTTAAGTTTACCAGTAAGGATTGATGTACCTTGGCAAGTAAAGGATATACCTGTAGCTATAGGTGATCCAATTTATTTTAATGATTGTTCTTGGACTATAAGTTATGACATTAAAGCTAACGCATGGATATCATTCCACGACTGGCATCCTGAGTTTGCATTACCAAGTATTAATCATTTCTTTACTACTAAAACAATTGATAGTGAAGTACCTATTTGCCCTCCAGGATATACATTTAATTCTACAACAGGTCAATGTGAAAACATTATAAATATTACTGAGCCACAAACAGTGACAGTAGAAGATATACCTGCAACAGTTACAGGTGGTCCACAAAATTGTTTATTAGATATTGTAATTGCTATAGATGCATCTGGTAGTACAGGTAATCCAAACCCTGGTCAAAACAGTTTAGCAGATGGAGAATTAACATGGTTGGTGGCTTTTATAGATGATCCTGCTATACAAGCAGCATTAACTGCAAATACTATGCAGATAGGGTTTTTAGCTTGGGCAACTGGTTCAGCTCAAGCAAATCCAACTGGTACAGGAGAGTCTATGTTAGGAGCTGTTACTGGAGCTCAAGCAAGAACATGGTTTCAAAATAACTGGACAAGTCAAAATGGTATAGGTGGTCAGACCAATGCACAACTTGCAAGAAACAATGGATTAACACAGCTTAATAATAAAGCTGGATCAGCTTATGCTGCTAATTATCCAGCAAGAAGTGCTGATCCTTTCTTTAGACAAATTTTAATTGTAGTAACAGATGGTAATGCAATTACTTCGGGTAACAACATATTAACTCCACAAAGTTTTAATTCTTTGCAAAGTGCAAATGTTATACCTGGAGCAGGTGGCCCAGTTAACCAAGAGTTGATGTCTGTGTTTGTAAGTCCAAATGCAAATGGTCCAGGTAATGCAACTATTATTGATCAAATAACAGTTGGTGCTGGTGCAGGTCCTGCTAATGCATACTATAATCCAGGTCCTCCAATAACACCTGGACCAAATCAATTTATAATGAATGCAAGTGTTCCAGCATCATTGCAGGCTACAGCACAACAAATAGCAAATCAAGTTTGTACTATTCCATTTAGTTGTGATTGCCCAGCAGGCTATACACTAGTATATCCTAATGCTACTAATGGATTCTATACGGATGCTACAGGAACATGTGATGATATAAATCCACCTGTTTGTAGAAAGGTAGAGTGTGAGGATTGTCCTCCAGGACCCGTAGGCACAACAACAACTACACTTGGAACTTGTCCAGATACATTTCCTGAATTAGGTTTAATAGGTGATCCTAATTGGGTTGATCCAACTCCGCCAGAATGTAATTACTACTATGCTGATTTTGTACAAGCTAACTATAAAGTAGGGTCATTTTGGAGACATAATGTTAGATGTGATTTATTTGCAAATTATTATGGTGATAATTATGCTTGGGAAGTAGAATTAATTAACAACACTGGTCAGCAAGTAAATACTATAAGAAGTATAGAATATCAATTAGAAACATATATATACAAAGGTGAGCCAGAGTATAATATGTGTGGTGGTGATAAATATGAAGATTTACTATTTAACTTTGATAAAGCTATTATTTATAATAATGATCAGGTATCAGGTTTATTAAATATTACTTCACAGCCATTTAATAATCCATGGGGTGAATTAACATACCCCATAGTAACTGCTAATGATATGACAGTGTTAGCATCTAAAGTAGAACATAAATTTAGAATAAACCAATTCTGGGATATTACTAATGATAGAGGTGAGTTTACTAATGCAGAGCAATCTGTCTTTAACACTCAATGCAATGGGTATACTAGACCACTAAACCAAACAAATCTTAATTACTTTAAACCTGAAACTCAAAGAAAAAAGTTTAGACATTATTCTAATCATGTTTTACTTAGAAGACAAGTATCAGGAAATAAAAAAATGCTATTAAGATTAGAGAATACTAAATTATTATTATCACAGAGATAACATGGGAAAGAAAAAAAGCATAGGATTGCCGGGTGGACCAAATGAGTTTTTACAAGATATAACACAATATATATCAGTAGAAGGTTATAAACGTTATAGTGATGATTTAAATAATCCATTTAATATAATTGACTCAGGCAATATAACTATGGAGGATGTAGACTTTCCAGTTATAGGTATAGATAACTTAGGTAATAGTCAAATGATGCAGCCAGGTATGAACTATCAGTTTCCAGGTGATCAAGTGTTTGAAGTACCTAAAGCTCAATATGGTGATGAGACAGTTCAGGAAGAGTTTGAAATAGATGATAGAACAGGTAAAATAAATACCAGGAAGGGTTATGATGAAGGTAAGCTTTTTGAATTTGCTAAAGACAAATATGAAAAGATAGATACTCAAAAGCAAAAAGATGATCTTCTATATAAATTGTCAACACCAGCTTTTAGAGAAAGATATAAAAAAAATATATTTAATATAAGTGGAGAAAATTTATCTGATGAAGAATTAACATCTAGAATAAATTCACAAATTGACTTTACGGCAGCTGGTCCAGACTTTGCTGTAAAGATGCCTTTTGTTACACACAGTTCAAACAAAGGTTATAAGAGAGGCATAACCCCTTTTATCTATCCTTTTTCTAGTAGTCAAGAACTTGACTATAGAAATGCTAGAGGTTTGTATCAGAAAAATTTTAATATTGATTATCCAGATGGTTCCACTCCAGATTTTCCTGAGTTTGATCAGTACTCATATTTAATTCAGTTAGCAGACAAGAGAGATCCTTATATTATGGGTGACCGTGATGTAGTACCTTTTGATAAAGAAAAGGGTACTATAGTTCATGAATATGCACATTCATATAATACAGAGAATTCACCATTGTTTGAACCAGAAGGAGAAGACTTTACAGTAGTAGATAAAGGAAATACTTGGGAAAGAATACCTGGTAAAAGATATAAAAATTGGTTGTCTAATTTATTTGGTGAGGATTATTTTACTCAAGAAGGACAAAAATATGGTAGTTGGGCTATGAAACCTTGGGAGATAAGTTCTGTACGATCTGAGAATGAACAAAGTCTTAAAAATGCCAATATTTGGGATAACACTAAGGGTGAGTTTGGTGAAGGTAATTTAAATAAAATGTTAAGCAGTAGAAGATTTAACCCTGAAAGTGCAGCAAGAATGCATTTAGATAAGCTAGGTTATTCAGAGTTGGAAAGAATACAATATGGTATCAAAAGACTTAAAATAGAGCAAGGGGATCTTAACGATGAAATAGCTGAGGCAAGACCTGGTTCACGTAATAATGATTTTATAATAAACAATATAATAAATTCAGAATATGAACCGTCTATGGATATGGATACTTTTAATACTATATTTAATAGTAGTCAAAATGATTTAAAAGATAAACAAAAGTATTCTGATTATAATTCTTTATTAGAAGATTACAATGGAAAAAACAAACGTAAAAAGAAAATAGCCACTAAAGTTTTAGATGTAATATATAGTGGGGTAAAAAATAAATTAAATGAGGGATATACTGAAAAAAAGATAAACCTTCAAAATACTTTTGATGAAAAGAAAAAAGAAGTATTGCCTAAAATGAAAATGTATTTTAATGAAATAGCTGTAAATAATTCTGATCAACCTGAAATGGCTCAATATGGTGGTGCATTACCTAAAGCTCAAAAAGGAGCTACCATATCACAGTATAAAGAACCAGCTTGGTATGAAAAAGCAGCAGACTATTTAGCAAATCCTTTTACTTCTTTTGGTTATAGTGTAAGAGGTGAAGATATTCCTGATGGATTAGATGTTAATAATCCTAATAGAAATAACTTTGACATGGTTGTTGATATTTTAAATCCTTTTGCATGGTATCAGTATGGAGAAAATGCTGCTCAAGATTTTAAAGAAGAAGAGTATTTAAATGCAACCTTTAACACCTTGGGTGCTTTACCCTTTATACCAGCATCTTTAGTAGCTGCAAAAAATCTTAAGACACCTTTACAAAAGATTGCAGCAAATACAAGTAGGTCAATGAGCAATGCTAATGCAAATGTTAAGGGTAGAATTCCATCAGTAAGACCAAATTGGAGTAAATGGAATAAAGAAATACCAAATAATAAATCTCTCATGGAAGAGTATAATGCTATTGAAAAAATTGGAAAAGCAGATGGTACATGGATGAAGAATCCAGATGGCTCTATGTTTAAAGGCACACCTGAGCAATGGGTACAGATAAGAAGTAGTAATTATAAAAAAGCTTTTCCAAATGCCCTTTTAGATGATAGTGGGTCTCCTTTAATAAACTATCATGGCAGTGGTAGTAAGTTTGATATCTTTGATGAAAGTAAATTTTATAGTGGTGAATATGGAAAGGGTGTTTATACAAGCACTGATAAAGAAGCTATACTCAAATCTTATGCTAATCCAAATAAAAATAGAACCAAAAAGATAGCTGGTAAGAGTGGGACTGATAAACCTACAGCAAATTTATATGAGCTTTATATTAATGCTAAAAATCCACTCACTACTGATGATATTTTAGATTATAGAAACTTTGGTAAAATTATGGATAACTTACCTTCATTAGCTGATTGGAAAGCTAGTGATCTAGGAAAAAGGTTGATTAAACAAAATCAATGGCTTAAAACAGATGACGACATCATTAGTTTTATAAAAATGAATTTTCCTAGAAATCCAGTAAAAGAAAGTTTTATTGATCAAGGTGGAGATTTTTTAAGAGCTATAGACAGCCCTTTACAAGAAGGAGTAACTCCTTTTAATAATCAAATGAAATCATCAATAGGTAATAATGGTATGTTTGATATGACTGATCCTAATATATACAAACAGAAAGGCGGTGAGTCTTTAGAAGAATACCAAGACAAAGGAGAAGTAGAGAAAAATCTAGATGCTATAAACAAACAGTTGGCTAAAAAGACATATAACCCATATAGAGATATAGATGAAGAATCTCAAACAAGAAGAACTGAACTTACTGATGCAATTAATTTTATAGTAAATGATCAAGGAGGAGATGAAAACTTAAGAGATTTGTTAATTATGACTGCTTTTATGGAAAATTCTTATGGGGCTAATGCAGATGCTTATGGTAGAGATTATACAAGGGGTCCTATGTCAATAGATGATATAGCTTATAAGCATATGTTTGAAATGAGAAAAGGTGCAAATGATTATACTGCAAGTCAAAAAAAATATATAGATTGGTTTGACAGTATGGGTTATGATCTAGAGCATATGGATGAACATCTACGTAATGATATAAAAGCAAATGTTGCTGCATCAAGATATCAATATGGAACAAATAAAAATCCATTGCCATCTAGTAAAGATCCTAAAGCATTGTATAATTACTACATGGATACATATAATAGAACAGATAAGAATCATTATGATAGATTTTTAAAAGGTTATAATGAATTTATAGGCAAAAAAGAATTTGGTGGTTCAATTAATAAATACCTTACTTACAAAAAGTTTATGAATGGTGGTTATACAGGTAATGATAAAATAGAAGCAGAAAAAATTTATGATAAATTAAATAGAATACACTATAGAGATGCAAAACAAAGAGGATTGTCACCGCAGAATTACATAATGACTAACCTGCTAGGCAATTCTTAAACCTAATAAATTAGTGATTCTGAGTAATTATTTGTATATTAATATTATAATATTATGAGTGTGAAAGCAAACAAAATAAGTTTAAAACAAGTGGGAGGATCAATGATTGAAGATGGTCCTGGTATGATAAATACACCTCAACAACCTCAGGTTGATCCTAAAGTAATGCAAATTACTCAATTGATTAAACAAGGAGTTGATGAAGGTAAAGATCTTGTTATGATTATTAAAGATTTAATGTCACAAGAACTTGAGCAAGAACTTATTGGTCAAGCACTTATGGTAGGTGGTATGGAGCAAGAAGATATTGTAACAATATTTGAAACAGTAAATGCTCCGCCTGAACCATCTTCACCTCAAGAAGTTGATAGAGATCCACAACTCTTAGCTAGAAATAAAGATATAGCTAAAAGAGAAAGAGAGGCTGCAGCAAATGCACAATCTCAAGAACAAGAAGTGGACATTTCAGAGCAGGTAAGGACAATAGCTAAATCTGGTATAGAAATTAAACCAGAAAATGAAGGCAAGTTTACTGCGTGGGCAAAGAAACGTGGTATGGGTGTACAGGAAGCTGCTAGAAAGGTTTTAGCTAATAAAGGTAAGTATCCTCCATCTGTAGTTAAGATGGCTAATTTTGCACGTAATGCAGCTAAGTGGAAAAAACAAGAGGGTGGGGAATCATCTAACTATACAGAAGGAGTAAGACAAAGAGAAGGTTCTTATAATCCTCCTAATAGAAAGTACACTTTAGATCCAAGATTTAGAAAAGAAGGTGGTGAATTTAAACCACACTTCATGTATAAAGGAGATAGAAAAATAAAAGCTAATGATATGGCTACTCATCTTAGACTTAAAGATGCAGGGTATGGCCATGATGCTCCTAAAGCACAAAATGGAACAGAGACAGGACAGTACATTAATGGTGTCTTTATTCCTGATGAATCTAATATGGATAAAACCACATTAGCAAATAATTTGAAAAGGCCTAAGAATGAATACATGTCTAATCAAAATTATTCTGTTGCACCACTTATGCCACCACCATCTACAAATATTTTAGCTGACTTTATAAATACAGCTTCTACAATAAACAATGAATTATTTTCCAATGAGGTAGATGACTATGGTAACCGTAAAGGTGCTTTTCTTGATATAAATAAAAGAGGAGAAGGTATAAGTATTAATAATCCTTTTAAGAAAGGTGAAAAGATTCAACTTACTAAAGGTAATCCAGATCCAGATGCAGGTTCCGGCATGTCTAAAATGGAAATGCATAAGGCTTTAAAACCTTTATATTATAATGTTGATGTAGATACTTCAAAAATGTCATCTCCAGAAAACCAGCAAGCATATGTTGACTGGGCAGTACAGCAAGCTAAGGAATGGGATATGGACAAGCAAAGACAACTTGACGAACAAGCTGAAGTTATTTCAGATGTTTCAGGTGTACCAATTGAAGAAGATAAAAGAACATTTTCAGAATGGGCACAAGACGCTGGACATGATATTAATAAGATGTCTGAAAATGCTGTTAACTTATTACAAAACTTGTGGAAGAAAACAACAGGTAAAATGAAAAAAGGTGGGGGTGTTAATAACCCAGGATTTCAAGCATTGCCACCAGAAGCACAACATAACATACTTAGCAATATGTCATTGGGTGGAGATAAAGCAAGTAAAAAAGATGTTAAAGACTATTCTAAAACTTGGGGAACAAATAAAAGAGATACTAAAAATATTTTATATTCATTAATCCAAAATGGAGCAAACCTTGACACAGATACAATTATATCAAATTATCATCCTTCTGACTATATAGGAGATATGCGTTATGGCAAAAGAATGTATAACCTTGCTAAAAATGTTAATGCATCAGGTCTTTTACCTTATATATATGAACATGATCCTAATTTTCATGGTGAATTAGGTGCCACGTTTCCTTTTCTTGATGCAACAGGTTATGGTTCTTACTTAGCTGTACCAAAAAATGAAAAGGGTGGTGAGAATTCTTATCTTGAAAATAGAGACAAGGTTATTAAAAGAGCTATAGCAAGACAAGAAGGTAAAGCACAAGCCGGCATAGAACAAAAGTTTCCAATGGGTCCTTTTGAAGAGAAAGGTCCTTATCAAACATACCCATTTATAACAGAGGATGATAGTTTAATGAATGAAGATGAAGTTATAGATATGGATAATGATGGCATTCCTGACACTATTGATGTAGATGGAGGAGATGGTACGGGAGAAGCTGCTCTTGGTACGGTTGGTAATCCATCAGCAGATATGTTGTTTGAAAATGTAGTAACTAGCCCAGAGTTTAATGTTACAAATAAACTTGAAGGTACTTTAAATAGAATTAATGATAACCCAAACTTTAGAGCTTTTACAAGTGGTTCTAAATCTCTTGTAGATGCAGCAGGGTTTGTTAACAGAGTATTTGATAAAAGAGCATATAATGATGCATTAGATCAAATGGAAGAAAGATCTGGTGCTGATTATAAATATGGTGTAACAACTTCTGATCCTTTTTCTGAAGGTTTTTATGATGCCAACTCAGGACAATTACAAGGTGAGGCAGAAAGAACACCTGGTTACTATATGAACTTTGCAGGTTCACCAAATAGTTATGGTATGGCAAAAACAGGGGGAGAGATAGTAGAATTATCTCAAGATATGATTGCACAATTAATTGCAGCTGGTGCTGATATAGAAATTATATAATTATGGCAAAAGTAAAAATAAATAAGTTACCGGAAGGATTTAGATTAGTTGATGGCAAGGTTAAAAAGAAAGCCATTAAAAGAGATGGTGGTATGACCACTGGTGATCAAGCTGATTATGGTTTGGTTACAACTCCTCAAGAGTTTTATGGAAGTACTAACTTTAATAACACTGATGATCAATCTGTTAGATACAGTTTATCAAGTGTACCTAGAGAAGATGCTAACTTAGAAGCAGAAGGTGGAGAAACTGTATTAACTGATTTAAATGGAAATAATCAATTTGGATTGTATGATATAAAAGGACCTAGACATTCTAGTGGTGGAGTACCAATGTTTTTACCAGAACAATCTTTTGTTTTTTCTGACACTAACTCAATGAAGTTTGATAAAAATGAGATGGCAGAGTTTGGTATAGAAAGTAGAAAAAAAATTACACCTGCTAAAATATCTAAAAAGTATCCGCTAAATCAATTCTATGGAGAAATTAATAGTCAATATGCAGATGACATATCTACTAAGAGTGCAGAGTTGATGTTAAGTAAGAACATGTATAATCTTTCTAAGTTGGCATTTGGTCAAGAATTAAAAAAAGATTTTGAAGACGGTGTTCCTTTAGCGTCATACCCATATCTACAAGAGCAAGGTATAGACCCAATAGAATTTACAGCACAAGTAACAGAACAATCCAAACAACAAGCAGAGTTAGATTTTATAGCATCTTTACCTCCTGAAAAACAAGATCAGATATTAAGGTTGCAGGCAATGATGCAACAAATAGAAAATCCCAATGCAGGACAATCAAATGAGCCTACTGGTCAGGTACAAGCTTCTCAAGATGCACAAGACATGTCTGCATTAGCTAGTCAAGAAAATTCATTAGAAGCTACTTTAGAAGACGGCGGTGAGTTATTAAAATATCAAGAAGCAGGAGAGACTACTGGATTTGGTCCAGGAACATCAAGTGTCTATGAAATAAATGGAGAAACAGTAGATAGAAATACATATCTTGATTTTATTATAAGAGCTGGTATGCATAGAGATATTAACGGCAACCTAAGAGTAGAAGAAAATGGCCGTAATATAATAGAAAATCTGAAACTATCTCCTGAAGAAGTTGATTTTTATTATACAGCTATACAAGAAAAACCACGAGAAGGGTGGAGTCCAATGGACCCCCGTGCTGATAGAGATGAAAGTTTTTCAAGAACTCCAGGTGAAGAGACTGTTGTCTCTAATGATGATGCTAAGGTTACAGATGAGATGGTTGAAGATGCAAGTGTTGATGGAACTGAGACTGTATTAGATGAGACTGTTGAATCTGAAACTAATAGATGTACAGGTTATAAATGTAATCCGTTGCCTGTTGGTCATCCTGATAGAGAAGCTTTTGAAAAAGCATTGAATAATGGTTGGCAATTAACTAAAGTATATGATCAAGGTTTAGGCAAAACAACATTTACTGTAACTAAACCACTAACTAAAAATAAATTTGAGGACTTTGGTGATTTTGAATTTGAAAATATTGAGGTAACAGGTACTGGAGATAAAAGAGATGTATATACTGATTTAGAAAAAGAATTGCTTGGTGTATATCAAGATGGTGCATTTGGAGATAATGTTAGAGTAAGAGAAGGTATTTATTCTAGGAGTGGTACTGTTGGTACACAGTCAAGTAAAGCTGGTGCAAACTCTTATGGTGGAGATTTAACTAGTGACAAAGCAGAAAAAGATTTTACATTAAGATGGGGTGATGCAATTGATAAAGTTGTTGCATCTGGAATTGAGTTTGATTATGACATGCCTAAAGGTAAGTGGTCATCAGACGCTTCAACACCAATAGATGCTCAAGCAATAGCATATCAAAAGCAATGGGAAGCAGTGCAAAATGCAATGCAACAAGTTGAAAATGAATTTCATTATGATAACTTTGGAGAGAGTGGTACACCTAGACAATTATTTCCAGGTGGTGATGCAGGTAATGTAGATGGTAAGTTTGGTATGTTAACTTTTAATAAAGCTAGAAGTTATATTAGAACTGAAGATCCTGAAAGTTTAATGGCTGAAATAGATGATCCAACTAAAGAAAGACCAGAAGGTGAGGATCCACAATTTTATGACAAGCCAGATTGGTGGTGGCAAGATGTTAATAATCTAGCAACTCAGAATTCATTAGAGAACCCATTGTTCTTACCTAACGTACCTAGACTACCAAATACAGAAATAGATTATGTATTAGATGATTGGACAGGTAGAGCTAATATGACTAATGCTGCTCTTAATACTATGGCTAAGAACTTAAGAGCTTTTGGTAAAGGTAAAGTAGCTGGTTCTAATTTGTTTGGTAAAGCAGTTAATCAATTAGCTAAAGATGTAGGATCAGTTAATACTAACAACATTAAAATTATGAATAGTGTTGCATTACCACAAGCACAATTAAATCTAAGAACTGGTATAGAAAACGCAAAGGCATATAAAGATGAGTATGATGGTACTGTTACTGCATTAGGTAGATACACTGATTTTGAGAATTGGAATAAGCAAAAAACAAATGAGCTATATAATCAAGCAATAACTAATAGAGCTAACACATTCAACCTTAATCAGTTAAAAGATGTTATGAAAATTGGCCCACAAGATGGAGGTATTATTAATATGAAAGACAGCAAAAATCTTGAGGTTGATCCTAATGTAGATGTTAGTGAACAGGAGCAAAGACGTAATCAGTATATTAAAGAAAGAAATTTACTGATGGAACAATTTAAAGATGCTGATAGTGATAGTATAGATAAGGCTTTAGAGTACATTCTTCCTTCATATGCTGATAACAAAAGTAAAAATAAGGTAGCAGATGATTATAATAACAGAGCTCAAAATGATGTTGTAACAGATCCACAAGATTTAGGGTATGCTCCTTCTGTTAGATACAATGCTAAAAGGGGTAATGAAATTAAAAAGTATGCTTATCCATTCTATACAGGAAAGATGGGTGCATAAACATTAAAGGTTTATTTATATCTGTTTGTAAACTTTATAAATAATAGTAAATTTGAACTATGGCAAATTATATAAAAGGAGAAAAAAATTACTACCCGGACATCAAGCCGTTTACACCGGATTATAAGTTTCTTAGTGCAGCATTAGATGCAAGAGAAAATAAATATAATGCAGGGTGGCAAGCTACTAATGACCTATATAGTAGAGTCTATTCTGATTTGTCACACTCAGACAATAAAGAATTCCAACAACAATTTATAGAAAATTTAGCTCCTGAATTATCTAGAATTTCTGGATTAGATTTATCATTACAAACAAATGTTGATGCTGCAAAGTCTGTGTTTGCACCATTTTTTGAAGATGAAGCTGTAGTAAAAGATATTGTATATACTTCAACGTATAAAAAAGAATTGCAAAGAGCTAATCAATTTGCAGATTCTCCTGACCCAAGGGTAAGGGAACTTTATAATCCAGTTGGAATAAAGAACATGCAATATAGAATGCAAGAGTTTCAAGAAGCTGATAGAAATCAACTAATAAATATGCCTTTACCTAAGTATGTAGAAGATGCAGATTTAACACAATATGCTCAAGAATATTTGAGAGGTTTAGGTTTAGAAGGAAAAGGATTTACACAAAAGAAAGATCATTTCACAATGGATGCTGGTGCAGATGGTGTGATGGGTACACCAGATGATAGGGTTGTAAATAGATGGATTATTACAGATACTAACGGTAAGCTTATTGAAGGTGATGCATATAGAAGAGTAATGACTGATTTAACTGATGATCCTAGAGTACAAGAGTTTTATAAAGCAAAAGCTTATGTAGCATCAATGGATTTTGCTACACAAGGTGTTCAGGATGGATCAATAAAAACAATAACAGAGGGTTTAACAATGTGGTCTGATGCAGAAGTAAAAAGACTTGCATTAGCAAACAGTGAAAGATATAATAGTCTAGATAATGAGATTCAAAGAATAGTACAACAAACAACTAACTGGGGTAATTTTGGAAAATTAAATGGTTTAACACCAGCAGAACAAAATTTAGTTGGGCAGTCATTATCAGAAGCAGAGCAGTTAAGAGTTAATCTAAGCAATCTTTTAAAGGTAAATGAATTTGCAAATACACCTGATAAGGATGATCAAGCATTGATAAACAAAGCATATAGTTTAAATAGTAATTATAATATAAGTCAAGATTTACAGAGTGCTGCATACAACTATAGTAGAGAAAATGCAGAGACTGTAGTTAGAGAAAATAAATATGTTATAAATGAAGATCTGCATAAATTTAATTTGCAAGAAATAGCTGCTAAGTATAATGCTGATAAATTACTAAAAGACCAACAAGCTGGCATAGATGCAAATTTGGAAATTTTAAAATCTCAATTAGACGGTGCAAAAAATTTAGAAAGCTTAACAGAACAAGCTCAATCTGGTGCAGTAATTGATTATTCAGATCCTAGAGCAAATTTAAATGTAATTGTAGATGGGCAGGTAGCTAATAATGCTGACCCTTATGATACTAATGCTGAAATGATTGCAACTGATGGGCAAAATATTTTAACAGAAAAAGCTAGACTACTTGGTCAAATGCTTAAAGCAAGATATCCTGACCAACAAACATTTACCGTAACGTTAGATGGTGAAATGCTTAACTTATCTCCTTCAGCCATAACTGACCGTTTACTTAAGAAGAAACCAATTATTGATGGTACAAAGGTAACTGAAGATCCAAATGCATTAAAGTATGAGACAGATATACTAAGGATGTATGAGGAACAATCAAAATGGTTTGCTAATAAGGATGCTGTAATTGCTCAACATACTCCAGCTTTTGTAAAACCTGGTAGTCAATATGATGTCATGTATAAACTATTATTTGGTAATGATCCAAATAATCCTGAGGCATTAGGTTTAAATCTAAGAGAAGATATATATCTTCAGAGGATAGAAAAGTATGACAATGAATTATATAATAAAGCAAAAGCTGCTGAGATGAAGATGATGGATGGTAAGACTACGTGGAAGAGGGAGATGATAGAAGCTAATTATCCAAAGCCTTATACAGAAAAAGATGGTATTAAGCGTTTTATGACTTTTTCTGAATACCAAAAACTTTTTAAAGATCAAGCATTATCTGGAAAAATAAAAAACTTTGATGTGTCAGGTATTGGTGGAGATCAAAATGCTGGTGCTGATAGAGAAGATTGGTCAAAAATCCAAAAAACTGGTAGTAGAAAAACAGGTACATATAATGAGCGTGTTATTGTAGATGAGGCTGCAATAGCTGGTAAGTCTAAAGCTTTATGGACGGCTTATGCAGAAGAAATAAATTCAAGCTATGAAACTATAGGTGGTAATTCTTATCTTAGTTTAACAGCTGGGTATAATCCTAATTCACCATGGGGCAATATTGGTTTTGTACCAACAATGAGTGCTACAGGTTCTGTAAAACCAGAAGCAGGATCTGCTATGGATAAAGTTTTAGGTACTGCATTAAATCAATTAGCTAGTTCAACAGCTGATCCAGAAACAAGGGTTAGTTTTTTACCTGCTCCAACGGACATAAAAGATTTTAATAATTTTAATATTGAAGCTGGGGTAGATTTGTCTGAAGATGAAAATATTATTGCTAAAAAAATATTTTCAAGCTTACAAAATAGAGCAACTAAAGGAGAATTTACAATGACATACTATCCAAACTTAGGAGCTACTAAGATTGATGATGAAACTAGAAGTCCTATGGGTGGTTATAAGATTCATAACTTTAGTACTGCATTTAAAAATGAGATAAAAAAGATTTATAAAGATGATTCTGAAGCTTTTTCAGATTGGACTAAAGTAATGAATCAGGGTGTTTTAATGGTTTTTGATAGAAGTGGTAATAAAGATATAAACCCTAACAACTTAAACATTATACAAGGTTCATCTTACATTGAACAAATGATGAATTTGAGTAATACTCAATCTTTTAGTTATAAAGATGAAACAAATTTAACAGCAGGGTTTTCTCCAGGAGAAATAGTTTTTCAAGATTTGGGAGATGGAACAATAAGTATTAGTGGATATACTAATGTATATAATCCTAATTCTACTGATGTAAGTATGCAGTATACAAGACAACCTATGAATGCTGCTATACTAAAAAAAGGTAATATAAATTATGCAGCTGATTTAAATAGTAGATTTATAAAGTTACAACAAAACTTTAAAGAACTTGATAGATTAAATAATTTAGCCATTTATCAGGTAAGAGCAAAACAATTATCTGAAACAAAGTTTATTGAAGATTATATGTTAAATAACCCTGGTTCTACTACTGAACAAGCAAAAGATATGTATAATCAAGCTAAGAATTATAAACCACAACAATAACTAAAGTTTATGGCAGACGAGAATATAAAAATGCCTCAGCCTGATTATGATCTTCAACAGAGAATAGCACAGGACGCAGTAGATGTAAATCCAATAGATACATCATTGCCTTATCAGAGCATAGAAGATTTAATTCCTGACATGCGTAATGAAGTAAGTGATGAGTATGATAAGAGTATATCTATGTATAAAGGTCTTATGGATAATATATCACCAGCTACATTAGCTAACATATCAGCCGGTGCTAATTCTTCTGTTATAAATGCTGCCCCTTCTATTCCTACAGAATTAGGATCTACATCTGCCTTTGATGAAATTTGGCAAACACCTTTAGAAACAACTGTTGAACTTCCCAATCCTATTTGGGCAAATGCTAAGTCAATTAATTTTGACAAGTACTACCCTACAGATATATTTAGTGATATAGGATTTACCCCATATGCAGATATGGATAAAGTCTATAATCAAAATGAGACAAGCGGTGATTTCTTAACTAGATTTACACCTAATTTTTTCAGCCTGTTTAGAAGTGGTAGATTTGCAAATTACAGATCATTAAGTGATTTGTTTGATGGTGAAGGATATACAACTGCTCCAGATCTTGAGGGTGCAGTTACTATGGAAGAAGCAATGAGATTGGGTGGTAGTACTACAGGTAGTGTAGGTGGTTTTTTTGCAAACACTGCTTTGAATTGGGCTTATTCTGCAGGTATAGTTTATCAGATTGCAGTAGAAGAAGTAATTGCTGCAGGTCTTGCAGCTGCAGGAGCTGCACCAACAGGGGGTGGTTCATTAGCAGCATTTGGTGCTTTAACTTTAAAGAATTTAGCTACACTTACAAGAATACCTAAGACAATAGCAAATGGTTTTAAAGCTTCTTATAATCTAGTAAAAAACTTTGATAATATAGCTTATGCTAAAAAGTTTTATGATTTTGCCAAAAGTGGTAAATCTTTAAGAAGTATTGGCCGTGGAGGACTTCATCTCTTAACTCCTGAGCTGGCTCATACAATAAAAAATTGGAAGACTACGGGTAATACTTTTCAGAATGCTTATAATATAGGAAAGAATACAGAAGTATTTGGTGCATTTTATAGAGATATGAGAATGTATAATGCTGCATTAGCTGAATCTAAAATGGAAGCGGGACTAGTTTATAATACTGTTTTAAATAATGGTATGAGATATGCTAACTTTAATTCTGATGGTAACGGTGTGTCTCCAGAAGAAATGAAAGAAATTCAATTGGCTTCATCTGAAGCATCTTGGAAAACGCTAGCACCTAATTTTGCAATAATAGCAGCATCAAACAGGGTTGTGTTTAAGAATGTATTTGGAAGTTGGGCAAAAAAATTAAATCAAGGAACAACTACTCAGTTAAATAGAATGTTAAGAGTTGGCCCTGGTCAATATGCAAAGAAAAGCAAATACATGCTTAAGTCTATTCCACAAGAAATTAAGGCAGGATTTAAATTAGGTTCTTGGAAAGGTGCTGCAAAAGCTACAGGAGGCATGATGTTTAGATATGGTGCTAGTGGTCTTGTTGAGGGTACACAAGAAGTATCTCAAGAAGCAATATCAGCTGCAGTAGGAGGATACTATAGTGCAGCATTAAGAGAAACTACACAGGGAGGTGCTCTTACTATGTCTGGATTCTATGGTGCTGCTGGTAAAGAAATATTTACTAAGCAAGGATTAGAAACATTTGCATCTGGATTTTTAATTGGTGGTATGATGGGACCATATCAACAAGTCTTGTTTACAGGAGTACCTTCTATTTTTAGTACTGCACGTGCTAAAGTTTCTAATAGCAAATATTTTGATCCAAGCGGTGATAAACAAGTTGTTGATTATGCTAAACAACAAAGAGAAAAGGAAGAATCTGTAATTGATGATGTAATATCTCAAGCTAATCAGATGGGCACACAGTTGGGGGAACTTGATTTACTATTAGACCCTGCTAAAATGAGTGCTGCATTGCAGGACCAAGAAGCAGGTATGGCAAACTTATCTATTGCTTTAAATGATAAGTATGATTATATGAATGGTAGAAACTTTTCACGTTTTTATAATTTATACGGTAAGTATAAAAAGGGTACCATGGGTTTATATAGAGATATGGTTACTGATTTTTCTAAAATGTCTGATACTGAACTAGCTGAAGCATTTGACATAAAAGATTTTGGTAGAAGTCCAGAAAAGTTAAGAGAAGAATTTATAGCTGAGTTAGGTAGGATAAATGAATTTGGTGAAAGGATAGCATCAAAGTCAACAGATGAAATGTTTGAACAAAAGAAAATTGATGTATCAGAGTATGATGAGTCAAGTAAAGGGTATAGAGATGCTATGTTTCATAACAGAGCTGTTGATCAAGCAAAGATGTTATATATATTTTCTAAAGAATCATTTATAGATGCAGTAAAAAGACAAGCTGATATAGAACAGTCCTTTGAGAATGAGCCTATTTTTACAAAGCAAAAGTATGGAGATGTAAGAGTTCTTGTTAATGCAGAAAGCATTGATACAGAAATAAAAATGCTTACCAGAGAAATTAAAGCTAAAGAAGATGCTGGTACACCAGCCTCTGAACTTAAGAAAGATAAAAGAAAGTTAAAAGATTTAAAAAGATATTATGCTGTTTTAACTGACCCTAAAAATCTAACTAAGAAAGGTTTCTTTAATAGAGCAAAAACAAAAACAATAAAGAGTGCTTTACAAACTTATTTAAATGGTATTGCAGGTGATAAGTCTGATTATGTTAATCCAGAAGTAGTTGATACTTTATTACAAAAATTAATTGATCATCAGGCACTACAAGAAGATGCTTTTGCATTTTCTCAAACAGTTAACATTATGGCAAACCCAGAAGTTACTGCTGAGATTGTTCAAAGAAATGTAGAGTACTTTGAATATTTATTTAAGAATAGAAAAGAAATATATAGACATCAAACAGAACAATACTTAGAGGCAGATAAAAAAAATAAGTTAATAAATGCCATAGCTCAGTATGATGTTTACATGAAGCCTGAACTAATTAGAGATTTTTTATCTGGTGAAATAGGCGTTGAGGGTTTATATGAAGGTTTAAATAGAGGTGAGTTTAGTATTGATGGTAGAGCTCTTGGTGGTGCTATACAGTTAAATGAAGATCAAGAAATACAGAAAAAGATAATTGCTGAAATATTAAATTATAAACTCTTAACAGAAAGAGAACAAGATGTTAGAGACCTTAAATCTAATGAAAGCACTCAGCAACAAATAGATGTTGAAGAAACTTTACAGGATGCAGGCATAGATGATATACAAATAGGAGATACTACAAGATCACCTATGTTAAAGAATATACTTGAAACAGAGTACCGTAAATATAAAGAATCTGCATTTACTAAAGATGCAAAAGAATTTGCAGATTGGAGAGTTTCTGATGATGGTAAAAGAATTAAAACCGCATATGATGCATTAAAAAGAGTATGGGGTAAAGGATATGATATTTTTGTAACAGAAAATGGTCAACAAGTATCACGTAGAAGAGTACCAACTCAGAAAGATTTAAATACAGAAAAAGGATTTCAAGATTATTTAAATAGTAAAGTAGCATTAGAAGATCCAACAGTTGTAGATATACTTAATGCATTAGACCTAACAATGGATATATTTACTACTGAAAATAGTCAAACTGTATCTAGATCAAAACCTCCTGTAGCAGAAGGTGTAATGTTTGACATTACAGAAGTAGTAACTGATGGTGGGTCATTTTATAAGATTATAGATAAACAAGGAGGTAGCTTATCACAAGTTCAGTTAGATATTATATCAACAGATATAAGAGAGACAGGTACTTTTACAGATCTATCTAAAGCTAAAAGATTATTGGATATACTTGATAGAGAAATATCTGATGGTTCTACGTTTATGTTTGATGGACAAGCTGTGTCAAAAGGCATGTCTATATATGATAAAAACACAGGTGAAGAATTTAGAATAAATAGTACAGCTAATAAGGGAGGTATGATTAGTATTGTTCCTTCTGAGTTTTATACTAATGACTATAAGACAAGATACAACAATAGTAAACCTGTAAGTGAATTAGATTTCTTTGTTAATTATGAATTAGAAAAATTATCTTTTGATACTTTGCCAACTAATACATACAAGTTATACTCTGATAGAGTAACCAAAGCATACACTCCTTTATCACCAGAAGCTTATAAGTTTCTTCTTAATTCATTGACACCTGCTGATTTCCAAAATTTAATTGTGGACATTCAAGAGAATGAAATGATAAATGAGCCTATAAAGGATAATAGATTTTATGGTAATGATGAAAGTAAGGCTAACCCATATATTAAAAAACAAAGAGAGAGATATACTATTGCTCTTAAGTTAAGTAAAGATCAGACTGTAGATTTTAATAAAATGCTAACAGACAACAAGCTACCTATAATAGAAGGCAGGCTTGTAAATGAAAGGGGTGAAGGTACTATTGCTTTCTTACCTAATGATTCTTTATATTTTGTTGATGCTAAAGGTAAGGTTGTTGTTCCATCAGCTATGACAACTGATTTTGCTAAAAACATAATTATACCTTCAAGCAACAATCAAGGTATGCAATCTGCATTAGATCAAGTTAGTAATGATTATGATACACAGGCAGTTCTAGTTTCATTTGCTAATGATATGATATCTAAGGATCAGACTGTAGGTACTTTATCAGAAGGGTTAAAGATAACAAGAAGTGATGGTATACCTGCTTATAAAAAAGGAACTAACCCAGAAATTTCATTAAGTCAATTATCTCAAAGTACTACTACAGATGGTGCTATAATTATCTATGATATAAAAAGAGATTCTGCTGGTAATATGGTAGGTGATGAACCTACAATTATATCTAATTTAAAATCTGATGCTAAAACTGAATTGGCAGATAGAATAGAAAATAATCTTAAAGATGCAGGTCTTTGGAATAAAATGATAAGCGGTGATAAGACTGGTCCAAATGGAGGTTATACTGATAGATATATAATGCCTATTGAACAGCCTAACGGATTAATGACATTAGCAACTGCAAAAGCAATTAGAGTAGAAGAAGATACTGTAATTAAAATGTTTAATGATTTATTGCAGCAAGCAAGTGTTGCTAATAAAGATAACATGACTACTAAGAATGGTAAGAAAGTTATTAAAGACAAAGGTTTTAATGATGAGTTTAAATTACAATTTATTAAAGATTATGGTGAGTTCTTTATTAGTGGGCCAAAAGGAGTAAATGTAACTATAGATGTTGCACCTGATGGGGCATTAAGAGCAGATCTATTTAATAAGTATACAGGTAAAAAAGGCAAAGTATATTATAATGCAGCTGATCAACAAAAGCAAGGAACTACAATACAGCATTTGGAAAGATTTTCTGAAAAGATTATTAGTGATCCAAAAGGAAATGAGGTTGGTGTAGAGACTTTAAGTATCAACAACTTTAGAAAGTCAATACCATTAGATGCTTCTATAGACATGTTAATGCAAGACTTAGTTACCAAGCTAGGTCCAGAAATTAGAACAGGTCAGTTTATTAATGTTGAGGCAAGTGCTAGTGCTATCCAAGCTACAAAAGATAAAGGTATATTCTTAGCTAGACCTAGAACAGAACTTGAGCCAGATAAATTAAAAAGAGTAGAAGATACTGAAGAAAGAAGAGAGGATCCTGCTAGAGCAAGAGCTAGAGCAATTACTAATCTTGGTGATAAGATAAGTCAAGAAAATGTTGAAAAAGCATTTGACAAGTCTGAAGATGATACTATATCTAGTGAAGCATTTTTAGAATTTACTAATAATGGTGTAGTAGAAATTAAAGTAATACAATCTATTGCTGATAAAATTAAAACAGGTCAACAACTTTCACAAAGAGAGAGGGCAATACGTCAAGCCAAGAGTCAAGAGATTGAAGATATATTAAAAGTTACAGTTACTAAAGATCAAAAAAATGATATTGACCTTACTCTAATTGCACAAACTCCTATAGATGCAATAAATAATCAGATAGCTGAAAGAGAATTAGAGATATCTGAACAAGTAGGTGAAAAGAAAAAGGTAAGAGCATTAAGAAAAGATAAAATATATCAAGACTTATTAAAGCAAAGAGAGGACCTGATTGGTCCAGCTAATAAAATTTTATCTCCTAGGTTATCCAAAAGAGATGTAGAAGACATCAATATATTTACTGAGTGGGCTAAAACAAACTTGCCTTCATTTATTAATATAGCTGATATTGAATCACTAGGTAATAATATGAAAGCTGGTGGAGTTAGAGTTGGAGCATTTGCTTTAGATCTATCTTCTGTAAGTGGGGGGTTAAGAGCAAGTGGTACATTATATACTGGAGCATCTAATCCTTTTAGATATCATGAAGCTTTTCATGGTGTATATAGGATGCTACTTACACCACAAGAACAAAAAAGTTTATTGTCTTTTGCTAAAAAACAAAAGAGAGAATCACTTAGGTCAGAAGGCAAATCAATTTCAACTGAACTAAAAAAGTTCAGAAACTCTGCAGACACTTATGCTAATATGTCTGATATAGAATTAGAAAACAGATACTATGAAGAGTACATGGCGGATCAGTTTGAAATATTTAAAACTAATCCTAAAGAAACAAAAATAGATGCAGAAGTTAAATCATTCTTTACAAGAATAATAGAATGGTTTAAATCATTATTTAGTACATACAATAAAAATAAACTGCAAACATTGTTTGAGAATATTGATTCTGCCAAATATGCACAAGCATCAGTAGTTGCTAATGATTTTACATTAGACCCAAGCCCACAAGTAATTATAGCTAATGCTATATTACCATACGAAGGTTTGCAAGTTAATGGTAGTAAAGGTTATTTATATCTAGATAGTAACATTGCTAATAATTTAATTAGTAGTATGGCTGCTAGTTATGTTAGTAGAAAAACTGAAAACATAGATCCAGAAATAAGTAATGCAGATATATTTGAAGATGTACTAGAAGATTTTGCTTGGTTATATAACGTAACAAACCCAATTAATAGTAAGTATAATTCTTCTCAAGAAGCTTCTAATATAGCGGCCATTGAGCAACTTGAAAGAATACATGATGCACTTACATTTAATGCATCAGAAAAGATTGAAGATAGCCCAGTATACAAATCTGTATTTGAAGTTTTACAACTTATAGATGTACAACAACAAATCATTGATAACAATATTGATGAGTATGAAAACAATGAAGGATTAAGAAATGTAACTCAGTTTGGTAAAGAAGCATATATGAGTGGAGGGCTGGCATCTTTACCAACATATATAAGACAATACCTTTCTACTATAACAATGCCATATACAGATGCATTTGGTAATGAGCAATTAGAAAGTGGTGAAAAATTAGTTATACCAATAAACTCTTTTAAAACTTACAATGGTATAATCAAATCTGTTAAGAATGAGACAGATCCTCTAAAGATATTACAACGCATGTATACATTTAGTGGTAATAACCCTAATACTAAAGCTGCAGTAGAAAGCATATTTAATGATATAGGAATAAATTATCATGATGTATCTGAGATATCTGATATACAACTGCCTCAGGAAATCAAAAATCCTTTGTTGTTTAATCAAATTACAAAAGGATTTACTAACTATAAAGTAAATTGGATATTCTTACAACAAGACAATACCAATGAAGTAATATCTTTTTCAGCGGCTGAGAGAGATGACACACATACTCAAAATGAACTATGGGGTCAAGCTTATACAACTAAGTCTTTAGATTGGAAAATAAATAAAGAAAAGAAAAAAGCTGCTACAAGATCAGTTAATGCTATTTATGATGAGTTAATTCAACCAGAAGGGTATGAGGATGTTCCTTTAGATAACATATCTAAAAAATTAGCACAAGATTTATTTGAAGGTGTGGGCATTAAGTTAAGTCCGTTGTATGTTAAGTATAGTATATTGTCTGCCTCAAATCAAACAGAAACTAGCAATCAAGAATCTATACTTCAATTCAATAATGAAGTAAAGCCTATTCTAGCAGCCGATATGTTTTGGCTACAAGATATTATTAAAGAGAATGGAGATTTATTTAATTCAGAAAATGAAGGGGCAATTTCAAGATTAAAAAAATTAGCTGTTAATAATGCATTGCTTGATGAGACAGTTGGTTTGTCAGTATTTAGAAATGTAAATGGTGATTTAGTCAATGCACATCAGAAGCCTACATTTCATTTAGAAAAAGTTTATAATTTAAATAAAGAGGCTGAGATAAATAGATTAGAATCAGATAAATTTTTAGAAAATAATTATCTATTAAATAGTGAAGAATTCTTAAGCATGTCAGAAGCTAACCAGCTACAAATTTTAAGGTTATCTGGTTTAAAAGAAGTTAAGACATTAGATAGAAGTGCTAATCTAGATTCATATCAAGATGGTGTTATAGGTACAACAGAGTATGGCAGTTTTACACCTAAACAACTTACTACATCTATTATAAACAATTACTTGTTTGATTATAACTCTAGGAATAACACTTTAAAAACTAAAATGGATTCTGCTGCAGTAGCACCAATCTTAATTAGGATAATGGAATCTTCTAATACAAATGATCAAGTATTATTACCTGTTGTAAAAGCAGTAGATGAAGGGTTAAGAATATCTCCTGACTACTTAGGTCATGTATCTGATTTTATAGAAAATGAGTATAATAGAATTGTCAGAGAAAATAGTGAGGAAGGAAATTTACCTTTTCAAGAAATTACTACTAAGACAGGTGATGTAATACAGATCCCAAAAGCAATAGAAGGTTACAATGTTCCAGATCAGGATGGTTTGATGAGAATGAATCTTATGTTTAATGCAAAAGATTTAATCTCTCAAGAGCTAAAAGATTCACTAGAGATATCTGCTACACAAGAAAACCCACCTTCTTTTGATAAGGCAGTTAAAGAAGCTTTAGGTAGTCAGAGTATAAACACAATAATAGAAACCCAGCTTGATAAAAAGTTTGAATCTTTTATGGAGATGGTAAACACTTTAGAAGTAGATAGTAAAATATCTAGACTTTTAGAGAAAGGTTTATTAGATGGAGTTGAAGGAGCTGTAGCACAACAAAATGCAAGAGCAGCATCTAGAAAACTTAACTTAACAGATAATAAAACTCATAACTTAAAACAAATATTTTTAAATGATTATTTAAATACTAAGTCATTAAATGAATTATTATTAGGTGATCAAGCTGTAATACTTGAAGATTCTATAAAGCAAATTAAAAGAGCTAAAGGACAGAATGCTGCTGGAGATAGTATATATTCTCCTGTATCTAATCCTGAATTTGGTGTATTTGAAAGTACTGAAAATATAAATGCTATAATTTTAAATGAGCCAACAATATTTTCTGAGTTTAATGGTGAATCAATAGATAATGCAGATGCACAAGTATTTACAACAGTTAAGTTTCATAGACATGCACAATCATCACTAGGAAATTTAACAAAAGCTGGAGCACTAGCATTGGACAAAATTGAGGATGGCACACCTCTTACTGCAGAAGATTTATATGGACCTCAAGGTTTAGCTAAAACTAATCAAATGTTAAACTCTAAGAAGTATGTTTACTTTGATGGTAAGACTTATATAAAGTTTTCTGCTATTGCTTTAACGGAAGATCTTACAAAAAATAATCCTGATCTGAATAGGTTAAGATTAAACATGGAAGCAATGGAAAGAAACTTAGGTGATATTACTTTTGCCGGACCAAAGAGTGCTTTTAAAATGTTAAAGACTAATGTGCAATCATTTGGAAATGATATAATAGAACCATCAATACAATTAGATGCAAGGTATTTTAGAGAGCAAGTAAAAACAAAAACCAATAAAGATATAATAACTGAGCAATCTCAGATAAAAGCTTTGGCTACATCTGAACAAATAGATAGCACACCTGTACAAATAAAAGGAATGCCTAATGTTAAAGATATTGGTGATGTAAGAAGGTTGTATAATAAAACGTTAAGTAAAAGAATTGCACTAAAGTTTAAAGACAAAAGAAATCTTATATATACTTTTGAAGGTTTAATGTCTGAGTTTTCATTAGGCAAGCAAAAAAATACTATTACACCCAATCTACAAGTCTTTTTAAAGTATGCAATAAACTCATTAAAAGCATCTAAAGCTAGCACGAATCTTATGGAGTTTTTTACTGTTGATCCTACAACTGGTGAAGTAAAATACAATATAAACAATCCTATTAGTATTGCTAAGGCTGAACAGTTATTTATGAGTTACTTTAGTCAAGGTGTATTTCAAGAGAAGATACCTGGTCACGGTTTAGCTTTAGTATCAGACAAAGGTTTTACTGTACTTAGACGTGTCTTTAGTATGGAGGATAACGGCAGGTTAGGTAGAAATGAAGTTATAAGAGGTGGTGTACCAGAAGGTGAAACTGTTTTAAATCTTGAAGTAAATAACTTAGGTGCTGACTTTAAGTTTCCATCTAATGGAAAAGGAATTTTAGTAAGAGATAGATTAAGGTATCAACTAGCTGAGTATGATCAGAATGGAAAACGCACTGGACAATATTATAGTGAAGGAGTTTTTGCTGCACATAGTGCTGATATATATAATCAATTACAAAGAAAACCTAATGTTGCTATACCAGATTCTATAGGTAAAATGTTTGCTGTACGTATACCTTCACAAGATAATCATTCTTCTATGAATGTAAAGCTTGTAGATTTTATGCCTGCATACTATGGGTCTTCTGCAATGTTTGCCTCTGAACTTGTTCAGATATCAGGAGCAGATTTTGATATAGATACAGCATATGTGCAAATAAAAGAATCTTATTATGATAAGAATGATAATACTTTTTATGCTTATGGTAAGACGCCAGGTAGAGAATATACAGATTATGTAAGATATATAAATCAAGCTGTAAATAAGGATACAATATATTCACAGGCTGCTGCTTCTTTTACTGATCAAGGAAGTAAGTTAGAAGATTCATTTACTGATGCAGAGCTTATAGATTCTGATTTTTCAGATAGAGCAATAAAGGCTGCCTCAAGGTTAGGACTTCCAATTACAAGATCACAGTATAACGATTATGTAAAGAAAAATGATGAGCCATATCAAGCACCTTTAAACAATGATGTTTTAGATTATAAGTATGCGTTAATGGGTAATGAGGCTGTAAAAGAGATATCAGTTACACCAGCTTCTTTGACTGCTATAGAAGAAGCTTATGAAGAATTAAAGAAGGTTGCACCAGATTATGTTGCTAGATTAGATAATGAAAATATTGATGTTGATAGTATTACAGGTAAGATAGTATCTTTTGAAGTAAACAAAGGAGCTGCTATTGGTAAAGCTGTATCACCAAACCTATACTTAAGTTTATTAGGTGAGTATAAAATTAATGTAGGAGGCTCAATTGTTAAAACAAAAGGAGGATACATACAGAGCAGCTTAGCATTTAATTTAAGAGGGCAAACATATGATAGTTTTGGTACAAAGCTAAACACTTATGGCAAAAGAATTCAAGATGAGATATCTTCTATAATAACAATGCTTACAGATAACTCAAAAGAAAACTATGTTGCTAAATTAGGAATGCATCCATCAGCAGTTGGTCTTGCAGTAAATGCAGTTTCCTTAGGTGTACCTTTAACTGATGCTGTTTTATTACTGAATGGTAAATTAGTTAGGGACTTATTTGCTGAAGCTAATAACAAAGTAGATAAGTTTGATGCAAGCTTTACATCATTAGTAAAACAACAACTTAAAGGTTTAAAGAAAGTTAACGCTGGTCCACAGGTTGGATTAGAAACAATAGAAAAAGCTGTAAGAGGAGAAGAACTTACTAAACAAGAACAAAAATCTATATTGCTTGTTATAAACAATTTAAATTCTATATCAAGTTTTACTGGTAAAATGGCTTCTATAACTTCTATGTCTGGCCGTGGTATTGGATCTAACTTTAGTGATATACAAAAAAGAGTTGATGACTTTAGAGACATAGGTGTATTACCAGGTACGCAAGAACCAATGATGGATATTAGCCCAATACTAGAAAATAGTTGGGTTAAATCAAATATAGATGTATTTAATCAAATTGCTTTTAATTTAATTCCTGCTACATTTATTTCAGGTACTCCAGCATTTAATGAAATATATAAAAAGATTTCTAGAAATTTAAGCACTAACAAAAAAACGTTTACTGTATTAGATCAACAGAAAGTAAAAAGAGATATGCTTTCTTTCTTTACTATACAAGCTTATAGACAAAAGACTAAGGAGTCTGAAGTAAAAGATGGTGCAACACTTACAAACCAATTACTATACCCTAATGAATTTGAGAATTCAATATTTGATGCAGTTAATAGATTGAGTCAAGCAGATAAGGGGAACTTCTTTTTAGAAAGTTTTGTTACTATGGTACCCATGTTTGCAGAAACAAACATTACAGGTATGAATTTATTACAAGCTAACACATGGAGAGGATTAGATAAAGAACAAAAAGTTGATTTGCAAACATCATTTACTAAACTTTATGGCAACCCACTTTTAAGAAAAGATGCTATGACTATAGTTAACTATATAATGGTTAAAGATGGTTTACAGGCAGCTAAGGGAAGTTTGTTAGATGCTATTTCTCCATTTGTGATGGATGAATACTTACAACAAATTAACAATGTTAATGATGTTTTTCTAACTAATAAAGGTTGGTTAGAAACATTTGGTGCTGAGCGTAATGACTTAGTTGATTATTTTGAGAATGGTTATTTTAAATCTGCATCAACTAACTCAAAAGTTAAAACAATTACGGTTGGTGATCCTTTAGATATAAATTCACGTTACACATCAAAAGAAGGTAATGTAGTTTATACTATGGATAAAGATGGTGACCCAGATGCATTACCTAGATATATAAATTTTGCAGATGCAATAACCGGTTTTAGCCAGCTATATGTACTAGATAATATAGATAAGAAAAAAGCAAATTATAAACTAAGTCAAATGGAAGGTTCTTATTATCAAAATGGTATTGGGTTTATGTTTGGAGAAAGACCTACTACTTTAGAGAATAGGGATAACATCAGGAATAAAGGTGAAATGAAAAGTGCTTACGGTGCAGAATCATTTGGTGCAATGACAGTAGAGCAAATGGCACCTCCTGTAAATTCACCACAAAATCAAGCATTAGCAAATGAAAATGCAACAATTGAAGCAACAGAAGATGAAATCAATTTTACAGCTGAAGATTCTCAAAAAGCCATTAATATTTCAGATACCGGTTTATTAGACTCTATATTAAAGTCAGATGAACAAGCAGAAGAAAATGTTGAAACTGAAGCAACAGGTATAGTGGATGCACAAGAAAATATGCCAGTAGAAACAGAAGAGAGACAACAACTTACCTTTGACTTTGATACTGAGATTAGTGATAAATATCCTGTCATTAGTTCATTTTATAATAGTATCTTTACAGTGCCTGGGGTTGGAGGAGATATAGTTGCTTATAGAGATATATTAGAAAATAATAATTTAGATTCTCTTGAAGGTATGGTGGACTTTTATAATAGTCCAAATACTGAGTTCAAATCAGAAGAGGCTTTTGAGGATTATGTAAAGAAATGTATATTAGGAATTTAATAGAAAGCAATGAGTAAATGTCATAACAAAAATACAGCAGAATACCAGTCTTTAAAACAAGAGTATGGTACGGATGCGGCTACAGGAAATATAATTGATCAGTATCAAGCATTTACAAAAACGGATACAATACCTACTGTTGCAGAAGCAATAGAATTTATTACTAATAAACAAACACTTTATAACTTAAAGCAATTAGATTTTGGTCAGTCATTACTAAACAATCTAAGAAGACTTAGTATTATACATAGCTTTCAAGGTAAGTATTTTATAAATAATACTGACAGAGATACTTTACAACCAAGTAATGAATTAGTTGAAGCAAATAGAAGAAGGTTAGAAAGATATTTAGATATAAATAATATTCCGGCTGAGTCAGTGCTTATTTCTAAAACACCAAAGACATATACTGTAAGTATAGACAGCAGCATGTTTAGCCCAATAGATATGCTTGAGTCATCAAGAGCTTGGGACAAGCCTAGAACAAGACACGTAGTTATGCATTTAATGAAGCTGATTCCTGGACTAAATGTCTCTATGAAATCAGTAAGTGAAGCAAAAGCACTTTATGAAAAAATACCACAGTGGAGAAAGTCAAAAGTTCCTTTTGATCAAATTAATTCATTTTATGTAGAGAATAATGTTATTCTTATAAAAGGTAGGGTTACCGATGAGATAGCAATAGAAGAGGTGCTTCACCCATTTGTAGAAGCTGTAAGAGTAAGTAATATAAAATTATTTGAGGGTTTATTATCAGAAGCAGGTAAAACATTTCCTGTTATGAAACAACAAATAGATGATGCTTATAACAGCAAAAGAAATGTTAGTGCGGTAGATAGAGAGATGGAATTAATTACTCAAGCATTATCTAGACATTATAATAATGAGTATGAGGAAGCTCCACCACAAAGTTTTATGGATAAGATCCGTGAATTATTAGAGTGGTTATCAAAAATAATTAAAAACTTAAATGAAGTAATTACCGGTAGAACTATCAATATAGATAATATATCTGAACGAGCTAGCTTATCTGATATTGCTAAATTATTAAATACAACAGGTATAGTATTTAATATAGATACATCACAAACTAACGGTAAAGTAAAATATAATTTATCTCCTAGAAAACAAAAGGTGGTAGATGGAGTAAAGGGAAAATCAAATGAATTACAAAAGCGTATTATTGATAGACTAACACACAAAGTAAATGCTTCAAAACAAGAAGCTGATTCATTATCTGTTAGTGCAGGACCTGAAGTGGCTATACAAAATAGTGATCCACTAGTTATTTTAAATAAAAAAGACGGTAAATTTTACAACCTAACAAATAGAAAAGAAGTTAAGTCAGTCTCAGATGTTGTTGGTAGAAAGAAAGAATCTCAAAAGACAATTGAAGTTAAACAAGATATAAGTTTAATGTTGGATGCAATTGCAATTGATGAATCATTTGAAAGTATTCAAGATAAACTTATTGGTTTAACACCTGAGTTTGCTCAAAACGCATTTAATAATTTAGTACAAGAATTACAAACTACAATGAACACAACTGATAGAATGCTAACAAATGTAGTATTCTATGATCAATTAACTGACACAGCAGGTATTGCTGATGTGGTTATATTAAATAGAGTTGGTCATTTTAAAATATTAAAGATACAAATCAATGAGGCTAATGTTATGACAAAAAATCCAAAGTCTTGGATTAAAGGTGTATTAAAACAAGACCTGGAGAAAAGCTCATACTATCAAGATAAAATTGATTTAGAAGAAGGAAACTTATTAAAGGATGATAAATTAACATTATCAGTTCAAGATCAGGTGGAGGTAGGCTTAATTAGAAGAATGGCACAAAATCAAGGATATGATATTGTTTATGGAGATAATGCTGTACAAAGTTTAATATTAAGCTATAAAGGTAAAGCATTACAATTTCATGGTCATATATCTCATCCTCAATTTCAAAATGATAATCACGTAGATTCTGTAATACCATATGCTGCATATACTGTATCAGATGATGAAGTAAAGAAATTATCTAAAGATTTAGAAGAAGGACTTTATGATGTAGATAGAAAAGATTCTGAAATAGAAACTCTAGCTGAGCAAGTAGATCCATCATTATATCCTGCAGAAAGCACTATTAGTGTAGCACTAGATAATTATTATGAAGCTTTGGTTGATGAAGCTAGAGTTAGGGAAATGACTGAAGCAAATATATTTAGTGATAGGTCTAAAGAAGATCATAAAGAAACAATTGCTAACACGTTAGCATATATTAATGTTGCTAAGGCAGAAGGTCCTGTGGCTCAGTCTGTTGCATATACTAAAATACTAAGGGACTCATTAACTGAAATGAAAAAGTTTTCTGCTTATGTTATTGATCCAAAGAATGTTGCTGAAGATCCAAATTATATTAGATATGTAATGAACTTTAATAAGTTCTTAACCACATTTGATGGTCTTTATCTAATAGAAGACAACACTGATATTAATGCAACACAAAGATCTTTGATAGGTCAGATTAATATTGAACTTGTAAAGCTATTAGGTGCACCAACAATAAAAGGAAATGGAGAAGGGGAAGGTATAGTAAATCAAGCTATTCTTAATTATGTTTATGATTTGACTTTACAATTGTCTCAAGATGGAATGAGTCAAGATAAAAACAACATACTACAGTCACATAGTGGAAAGACATTTACTGTTGATGATATAGAAGATATACTTAAGATGGTTCCAGATATTGATGGAGCAGAACTGTATTCAAAAGATCTAGCTACATCAGCTGATTTTCTTTTATCTTCTATGGATAAAATATTTAAAATTAAAAGAATTGAGTTTTTAGATAAAGTTAAACTTAGAGAAAAGAGGCTTAGAGAAGGAGGTGCAGCAATACTTTCCTTAGATACAGAAACAGATTTACAAAAGCTGTATGATTTTATGTTGGAGTTTGATGAGGAGGGGAACTTTACAGGTTTGTATACACAAAGAATAGGGCAGCAATACTATTCACAAAAGACTGCTTTAAGAGATGAGTTATATGATATTAATGGTAAGCCAATTAAATATAGACCTGTACATTCTTTAGTTAATGCTAAACAAAAAGATCTAGACTACAACAAACAAGTCTATCTTAAAAGAAAAGCATTTGGAGATTTTATGAATGCAGAAGTTTATGAAGATGGACAACTCCGTTCTGGTAAGTATCATAAGTATACAGATGATTTTATTAAGATAAGAGCAAAGTTTGAGTACTTTCAACCTTGGTCTAATGGTGAAGGGGGTAACTGGGTACAAAAATCAGGTGTTTCTAAACAAGCTTATGAATCATTTAGAAGAAAATATTATCAAGAACAACCATATACAAAAATGTATAAGGATGCTCAAAAAGATCCTACAGGGGTTATAATAGAAAATCAATCATATCCTTCTGTTAGGCCTGATTATGTAGAAGCAAAAGATTCTTATATAGATAGTAAAGGGCAAGAAGTTTCTCTACTTAGTAAAAAGTATGAGGCTATAATGAATCCTACTGATGCGTTAGGTCAAGCAAGAAAAAACTTTTATGATATATTTATAAGTGATTATGAGTCTATGCTTAATGCGTTACCTAAATCAGTGAGGAATAAGATGCTAGGTAAAGTGCCAATTATAAGAAACAACTTAGTTAGAGATCTTACAGAAAGACCACCAATATTTACAAAACTTTTACCAAGAATGGTAAGAAGTGTTAGACAGTTTTTTACAACAACGTCAACACAAAGAATTGTTCAAGTAGATAATGATGGAAACTTGATAGATACTTTACCTGTTTATTATACTGGTTCAGCAGGAGTTGATGGTGCTTTGGAGCAGGTGCAGAATGAAATGGAAGTGCTTAGACAAGAAAGAAAAGAAGGTAAGATTACTTTAAACGTATTTGAAAAGAAAAGAGCACAGCTAGAGGCACAGTTTGCATCATTGAGAAACAAACCTACAAAAGGTCAGCTTGAAAAAGACATGGTCAAAAGCATGATCAAGTTTAGTACAATGGCTGAGAACTTTGAGGCAATGAGTGAAATAGAAGATTCACTTCAGGCTATAGTTAAGGTTATAGAGATGAGACAGTATCAAGCACCTGGTGCAACAACCTATGTTGGTAAACTATATGATAAAGCAAAAGGCTCTATAACAAAAGAAGTTGGTAAGAAAAACTATGATGGTTTACAAAGTAATGCTGCTAGAAGAGCTCATCATTATATGAAGATGACGTTTTATGATAATGATCAGATTACTCAAGGTGCTATAGAAAAAACTACAAACCTACTAGTAAATGCATCTTCATTAGCATATGTAGCTTTTAATGTGTTTGGTAACTTTAATAACCTTACTATTGGTCAGTTGAATAATGCAATTGAAGCAATGGGTGGTTTATACTTTACAGGACAAGGATATAAGAGAGCACAACAAGACTTTGCATATACAGCAGTACAGGGGATAATCCAAAGAACTCCTGATACTATAGGAGACTTTGCAGACTTTACGGGTAGAGTTGCAACTTTAAATAAAGTTAAACTAAAGAAAGGTAATTATGATATAAAGAAACCACTATCATTATATGAATGGTTATCAGATCATTATTATATGATGGATAATGATGCAGATATTAGAGAAACATTTAGTGGTAGAGAAGACACTGGAACTTTATGGGAAAGATTCACAAGCTTTGGTTATTCATTTAACCAAGGTGCTGAATACTATGCACAAAGTACAGTAGGTCATGCTATACTATATAGTACTTTTTTAACAGATGGTAATGAGACGTTGAGTATACGTGAAGCATGGGATTGGGATGCTGAAACTCAAACAGCAACTTTAAAAGAAGGCTTTGATACAGTTATAGATAAAAGAACTGGATTTACACAACCTTATAATAATACTTACAGAGCAAGATTAAGAAACAGAATACGTGAAGTTAACAAGCAAATTCACGGTAACTATGCAAGAGAAGATAGAATGGTAATACAGAATAACTTCTTAGGTATACTTATAGCACAGTTTCATAAATGGGTTATGCCTGCATTTAGAGCAAGATTCCAACAACAATACTATGACCAAAATTTAGGATGGATTGAAGGTAGATACAAGTCTATGTATAAGTTTATAAAATATTTAGGTGGTGTAAGTAAGTATGGTGGTAAAGTAATGCAAGGTCAAGGTATGGGATCATACGGAACAAATCTAGGTGCAAGCTTTAAGGAAGCATATGGTTACTCAGAAAACTTAGATGGTGAGGAATTTTATGATGCAAATAAAGGAAACATGCTACTTAAAAATGTATACAGAACCTTGGGTGAAGCGTTTTTAATAATGAACTTATTTATTTTAACATCAATATTAAAAGGAGCAGATGATGATGATGAAGGATTAGAAAGAAAACTTAAAAACTTTATAGCTTATACTGCAGTTAGATCTAGAAAAGAGATGGTAATGTTTGTTCCAGTACCAGGACTTGGTGGATTTCAACAACTATATCAAATGGCCAAGACACCTATTGCATCTACAAGAACTTTAGGAGAGCTTGGTGAAGCTATGGAGTTAACTGTACAGACTCCTATTAAGTGGTTATTTTTATCTGATGAAGAGTTCTTACAGGATAGCTCTATTGTTTATCAAAATAAGCCAAGAAAAGGAGAATTAAAATTAGCAAAGAACTGGTATGATGTTTTACCTCTACTTTATTCAATACAAAAATACTTTTCTTTTGAAAAAAATAATGACTTCTATATTAAATAAGGTTTACACGTCAAATTTGCAGTGAAATAATTTTTAAGGATCATTTAGATTGTGTATATTATATTATAAACCAGCAGTACTTAGTAAACAATTAATTTATATATATGAAAAAATGTATACATCTGCTGGTCATCTTTATTCTATTTTATACACCCCTTCAAGCACAAATAGATACTCTTCCAGAAGACCAAATAATTAAACTTAAAAAAGGTTGGGAAAATAAACAATTCTTTAAGGGTCTTTATAAAGACTTTTTAAAGTATGGTACTATATACGGTGCTGGTGATATAAACAACTCTATAGAAGCTGATGAGTCAACTTATTTTGTTAGAACAGGAGATGGAAATGGTTTATATGATATTCCTGTTGTTGTAGATAATACACCTGAATATCCATTTGATTATAGAATAGGTTTTGGTATTAGAAAACTAGCAAGGTTTAATTATGAAAGAAAACCTAGAAACTTTTATGATGGTACTGAAGAGCAGTTAGCATTTAGTGCACCAACATCTGCATTAGCAGGTTTAGAATATCAATTACATTGGGAAAAGGAACGTTGGAGAGGGGAAGACTTCAGCAATCATAGGGTTTTTATAAAACATACAGGCAAACATCATATATTTAAAGTTGAGTCAAGAGAAGTAGGAAAGATAAACCTAGCTTATGAGTCAGCAGAAGCAAGATTAAGGTTACCTATAGGAGAAAAGTTTAGCATCTCTGCGGGTGCAATCTACCGTACTCACACCCGTGCTTATGGTTATAATCCAATTGAGATCTGGTTAAATGAAACAGTGATGTATACTGACCCAAATACAGGTGAGGAGTTTGAATATCCAGCAAACCCTTGGTATACCTTAGGATTTGAATATGGTTATGATGATATTTATTACACAGAAACTGATGAAAATGGTAATCAAACTTCTGGTTGGTATTGGGTAGATCCAGATGGTAATAGAGTAGCAGATTCAGATTTAGAATTTAGAGAAACTATATTTACTCAGCTGATGAACCGCTTTAACAATGAGGCATTTTCAGAGATAGATGCATTTGGTGAGATAGCACCAATAGTAGGAATGGATTTTTATCATTATAAAAGAAATTTCTGGGTACATGCATATGCAAATTATATACTACCATATCACAGATACTTAAAAGGAGATGAAGTTTGTTCTTATTTAAATAGAAATAACTGGGGTAAAGGAGGTTTGAGAGAAGATTCTAAGCTAGAGCAATGGTCAGACTATTCTTTTGGTGCTAATTTAGGTTGGAAGATTAATAAAAATTTTGGGGTATTTGTTGAAGGAGAATATTCCAAGATGTGGGACAGTCAACTGTTTCAATCAACAGTAGGATTTAATTATACATTTAAGTAAAAAAAAATAAAACAATGGCAGAAGTACCTCAGATTGGAGAACAAACAAAAGTAACTTTAGATCTTAAAACAATAGGGATGATAGTGGGGTTTGTAATTTCATTATCAACCATGTGGTTTACATTAAAGGCAGATATAGCTCAGGCTATGGAAAATCCTAAACCACCAATAGAAAGAGTAGAATATGATTTAAAAGATGAACTTGTAAGACAGACCATAATGGAAACTCAGGAAGACGTGGAGATGTTACTTCAGAAGTTTGAAAAGATGGAAGAAAGAATCTATGAGTTAACCAAAAAATAATATTATGAAAAAGGTTCTGTTGTTTATTCTAGCATTGTTTATTACCTCAACTATACAGGGTCAACAATGGGTTAGTGATGATAGCTTTGTTAATGAAATAAATGGACACTCAGGTGATCAAGATGAAGATATAGTTATTATAGAATTTTGGGCAGAGTTTAATAAAGACAATGCTTTTATAGACTGGAAGAAGATAGATGATCTTGATGGTGTAAAATATTTAAGAGCTAACATAGCTCAGTGCCCATCATTAAAGAAAGAATTTAGAATTAGAATGGTGCCCACCATATTAATTTTTTCAGGAGGAGACGCATTTATAAAGTTTAAAGCTAAAGCCGGTCTAGACCTCCTATGCCCTATAGACTATCCTAAGATGGTTAGAGCAATAGAGGTTGTTAGACGAGAAGCTTCTTACTAGCCTTCACAGCTAGAACACTCTAAAATATTTCTTGCAAAATCTTGAGCACTGCTTTTACTAAATTGATAGTATAAAGTTTTTACACCCTCTTCCCAAGCATACATATATAACTTATTTATATCTTTAGCTGATACAGAAGGATCTATCATTAAGTTTAATGACTGAGACTGATCAATATACTTTTGTCTTTGTGCTGCCTGCAATACAATCTCTTTTGGAGATATCTCAACAAATGATTTAAATACTTCTTTGGTAGGAAAATCTAAGTGTTGTACACTACCATCTTTCTTTAAGATAGACTTCCAAGTCTTGTCTGTATTTAGACCGTGCTTCTCAAGCTCCTCTTCCAAAAATGGATTCTTGTAGATAGTCTTAGACTTAGCAAGATCTTTAATAAAGTAGTTAGACTTGATAGGCTCTATACCCATAGACACAGCACCGTGTATAAATGAACTAGACTTAGTAGGAGCAATGGCCATAAGAGTAGTATTAGCATATCCTTCTCTAAGAGATGTGTATCCATAGTCATTATGTAACTCTCTAGAAGCAATTTCACTTCTGTCTTTTAGTGTTCTAAAGATTTCACTATTTAATCCTTTAGCTTGTAGTGAGTCAAACTCAAGAAGCTTTGATTGAAACAAAGAATGATAACCTAACACACCAAGGCCAATAGCTCTATGTTTCTCAGCAAAGTTAAATGCTCTCTTCATACCCGGCATAGTCTCAGACTTAATAATGAATTCATCCATTACTGCATTTAAGAAATACACATACGTCTCAATTGCATCAGTTTCTTTTATCTGATCCCAGTGTAATAAGTTAATAGACCCAAGACAGCATACAAAAGAGTTATAACTATCTGTAGGAAGCTGAATTTCTGAACATAAGTTTGAAGCTGTGATCTCCATTCCAAGCTCTTTGTAAGGAGAGTTATTGTTAGAGTTGTCTTTAAACATAATATAAGGAAAGCCAAACTCACTTCTGTTCTGAATAATTTTTGCCCACACCTTACGCTTACCTTTATCTCCTTCTTTCATTTCATTCATCCACTGATCTGTAACTGTAACTCCATACTGTAAGTTTTGTATAGGATTACCTTCTGTCCCTATGTCTAAGAACTCTGAGATGTCTGGATGTTCAACTGGTAGGTACACTGCACAAGCACCACGTCTTGCTTCAGATTGCTTGCATACATCTACTACTGTATCATAAATCTTAGCATAATGAACTGGACCATCAGCAAAACCACCTGTAGATATTTCTGTTCCTCTTGCTCTAATGTTGCCAATAAAAGCACTTGTACCTCCCCCATATTTACTCATCATTCCAATTTCACGCCCTGCATTTAATATGCTGTCTAAGTTGTCATCAACATTAGATCCGTAACAGCTTATAGGCAAACCTTTTTGTTTACCAAAATTAATCCATACAGGAGTAGACAGAGAGTAAAACCCTCTTGCCATGTAGTCCTCAAACTTTTCTGCAAAGCCTTTTATATTCAAATACTTTTCTGCTTTTATAGCAATGTCTTTGATTCTTTGTTCAGGGCTTTCTGATATATACCCTCTTGATAAAAATGTGCGGCTGTCTTCATTCAGCCAGTAGTATTTATTATATTCCATTGGTTTTTGTTTTTAAAATAAATCATCAACTGTGATGCTTTTACTTTTTTTATTGTAGTCTACACTCTTTTTGTAAAAGAAGTCTCCTTCTTTGGTTCCAGTTATCTCTATGTCAAACCATTCCACTGATTTTAATAATTCATTATCTACTTCAAAGATTGGTTTCATACCTATCTTTTCTAAAGAGTTATTAAATCTATTTTTTATAAAGTGATAGACAGTTTGCTTAGGTAGGAAATCTAATTCTCCTTGCTCAAAGATCCAATCTAGTATACCACATTCTGCTCTATACGCTTTTCTACATGCAGAATAGATGAGCTCTTCAAACTCTGCATCAAACCATTCAGGGTTTTCTTTTTTAATAATATTGATAATTTCAGCACCAAAGTTTCCGTGTATCTCTTCTTCTTTACTAGTGGCCTCAACAACATTAGATATACCTTTAAGTACATTTTTTTCTTTGTTGAAACTCATCATAATTAGGAACTGACTGAATAGACTTACGTGCTCTATAAATAAAGAGAACAGTAATACAGACTTAGTATACATTTTATTATCTCTAGAACGTGTACCATCTAAGTACTTTTTTAAATACTTAAGTCTACCTTCTATTGCCGGTACTTCAACTACTGATTGAAATTCTTTTTCTAATCCTAGTATTCTAAGCAGTCTGGCGTAAGCATCTTTGTGTCTTACTTCTGACTCAGCAAAAGTAAAACCAACATCACCTATTTCTGTAATAGGCATACGCTTATAAAGATCTCCCCAAAAAGTTTTTACATTAACCTCTATTTGAGCAATAGCAAGCATTGTCTTTTTAATAACATCTTTTTCTTTATTAGATATAGTGACCTTAAAGTCTTGAATGTCTTCTGTAAAATTAAACTCAGTGTCTATCCAGTAAGAATGTCTTATAGCATCCTTGTATGCTAATAGTTGAGGGTACTCATAAGGTAATATATTTGTTCTAGGTTTAAAGATGTCTTTGTTCATAAGGTTATTTATTAAGGATTAAAAAGCCACACCCTGAAAAGAGTGCAGCTAGGTAAGTATAATTTAGTCAAAATTTTTTAGACAGTAAAATTTATGACTTCATATTTGCATATGTGAATGTAAAAAATACAAGACCTATTTCTATACCATTTACCCAACGGTATTCATTGTCTTCACATAGTACTTCACAATTAATAGTTTTTAAACCAAGGAGTGTCTCAGTAGGTAAAAACTCAATGCTGAATTTATTTTTAAAAATTATTGGATCTACTTTATTCATAAGTTTGTTATTAAAAGATTTATAAATTTTTTAAGAGAAATTTTGTATATTATCTATATACAATTCTGACCAACTATTTACAAATATACTATTATATTTGATTAGGTTCTTTAAAATTTGTATATTATTAGTATAGTAATGTAAATTAAAAATGATGATTAAGAAAATTTTACACGTAGTATGGACATTTAGCCTACAGGACTATTGGAAATGGGCCTGGTCTAAGACAGAAGTTGATGAAAAAGTTATTGCTGGTGCTAAAGAAACTAAGAAAAGAACTAAAGCTGCAGTAAAAGCACTTAAAGGTAAAAAGAAGTAATGAGACAAGTGTGTTTATTAATACAATGGTTATCATGTGGCAGAATATGTTTAGGGTATTGCCGTCAAGGACTATGTAAAAAAACTAAAAGCAATATATAATGAATGATTGGCAATTACAAATAGCTTTTCACTGGCCACATAATAGACTAGCCTTGGGTTGGGATTACATTGCACCAGATGAGACAGCTGATTATACAACAGTTAAACTTTACTTGCTCATAGCAACATTAACATTTGATGTATCATGAAGAAATATAGAAAAGGCGGAGGCCTAAAAGCTCAAAAAATGACAAGACAAAAAGCTAAACTACTTTGTAAAATGGCTGAGGGTGGTGAAGCAGCAATGGATAATATCATGATGAGCTCTATGGAGCAAAAGATGACTAAAGGTGGAGATGCTAAAAGAGTTGCATCATCTGCTGATGGCACATCAAAAATGCAGTCATATAAATTAGGTGGTTGGACCCACTCAGGAAAATAAGATATGAATATATTAACTGACATACTAAGTTTAATACAAAGAGGGAAGTTTACTAACGTTGCAGGAAAAGATGACGTTGTTGTATTAGGTATGTGGAATGAGAAACCTGAAATGACAGGTGTTGCTTCTCCTATACCATATAAGTCAGTTAAGCTGATTAAAGTTAAGGACCTTGCATCTTCAGAAAACTGTGACTATACCAATACAGATACTACCAGTACTTCTATTGGTGTATTTCAAAAAGAAGATATAGATCCAGCAACTGGAAAGTGTGCTGTATTCTTTAGATCTTTTAAATCTTTAAATCCAAACTTAACTATTCAACTATCAGCAGATGATAATTATATTGAGTTTGATTCAGAAGGAGAGCCAAACTTAGCAGCTAATGTTGGTGGTGGCAAACAAGTATGGAAAGATAAAGTTGGTGAGACACTTAATTTCAGAACATTAGTTGAGGGCAGTGGAATTACTATTGCTCAATCAACAAATGAAATCACTATAAGTGCTGCTGATAATGATACAACATATACTTATAATAGTTCTCAATCAGGTGTTAATGTAGACTTAAAACTAATCGGTTCTGATGGATCATTAGGCAATGTAAAATTAGTTGCTGGTAACAATATAACTTTATCTGATAGTGGATCTAATGAAGTAACTATCAGTTCTACTGGAGGAGGTAGTTCAATTAGTCTTACTACTACAGGTACATCTGGTGCAGCTACCTTAAATAGTGGAGTGCTTAACATACCTCAGTATACTACAAGTTTTTCAGTATATGATGAAGAAGGAGGACCTGGTTTTACTGTTGATGATGGTGAAACTGTTTTAATGTTTAGCACCCCTACAATTAAAGCAATAACAGGTGTACCAATTGGTTCTCCACCCAATCCTAATTCTATTAGTCTGGGCTTAGGTTGGGACAACCATGTTTCTCTTCTTACTCAATCAGGAACTTCTGCTCCTGCAATGATTATGCTTTTAGATAATGGAGTTTCACCTATTACTTGGACTTATACAGCTGTTGGAACATATCAAGCTACTTTTGCTACTTCTTTTACAGATCTAAATAAAGTAAGTTTTGAAATACAAAATAAGTTTAGTGGTAATGGAACTATTCCATATATAGCAAATATAGTAAATGTAACTACATCAGGTTTTACAGTAAAAACTTTTAGAGTAGATACAGGTGCAGCAGTAGACGGTGTATTAGAAAACACACCATTAGAAATTAAAAAATACCCTTAAATTAAAGAGATGAGTGATAAAAAACCTAAAAAGAAATTTAAAAATACCAAGGTAGGACAGTTCCTTACAGAGAAGGTTCCTAGTATACTTGGTATTGCAGGAGAGTTACTTCCAGATGCAGGTGTTTTAGGCATGGTTAAATCTTTAATAGAAAAGGAACCAGCTTTATCACCGGTAGATAAAGAGCATGCATTGAAACTACTTGAACAAGATATGGTTGAAATGCAAGAGGTAAGCAAGCGTTGGGAAGCAGATATGACTTCTGATTCTTGGCTTAGTAAAAATACAAGACCTATGACTTTGATATTTTTAACTATATCAATGGTAATATTTATGTTATTGGACAGCTCTGATATTGACTTTAAAGTAGATTCAATCTGGGTTGATTTGTTAAAATCATTACTAATAACAGTTTATGTAGCATACTTTGGTTCAAGGGGTGCTGAGAAATTTAAGTCAATAAGCAATAAAAATTAATAATTAAAAATAAAAATTATGCCAAATAATATGAAAAATGCTGGAATGTCTTACAAGGTAGGAGGAGCCAGAAAAAAGAAAGACTCTTATGGAGATGGTGGTATGGATTATTCATACCAAAATATGTTTGCTAAAATGGGTGGTGCTATGGGTACTAAGGATGTAATGGATGTTATCCAAGGATCAAGTGCTATGCAAATGAAAAGAGGTGGTGGTACCAAAAAAGGTATGGTTAGAAAAACTGCACGTAGAGCATATAAAAAATAAGATATGAGTAATAGTAAACAACAATGTCAATGTGGTAACACTCAAAATCCTGATGGGCTTTGTGATGGATCTCACTTGATTAAAAAATAAACAATTATGGCAAAGAAAATATCATTCCCAATGGGAGACGGAAAGGTAGAGAATGGGTATTATGACCCAACTTCTATACCATCAAAAATTCAAGCAAAAAAGAATGCAACTGCTACAGCAACTAGAATGAGACTAGCTGCACAAGGAGTTGAGATTAAACGTATGTCTACTAGAGCATCTGAACCAGTTCAATCAGAAGCTTTTAAAAATGGATATAGAAACGGTAAAAAATAAATTACTATGGCAACATTAACAGCACAACAAATAAGTCAAGCAGGTATAGTACCTGTAACAGTAACTCCTGAATCAACAGGTGATAAACTTGCAAATACTGGAAAGCAGTTTTTTCATATTGAAAATGCTAGTGGTTCATCAGTAACAGCTACAGTTGTTCCTGTAGTTACTACTGTTGTAGATCCTTTGTTAGGAGTACTTGCAAAAGAAAATGCTGTTTTAACATTATCTGCGGGTGAAGAAGGATTTTTAGGACCTTTTGAAGTTGATGCTTTTAATGATGTTGATGGTAATATAACAATAACATGTTCAGCAACAGCTAGTATTAAACTATCTGCTCTGTACTTATAAATAGAAAACAATGGGCTCATTATTACAAGATGTAATTGGATTATTTTCCAAGAAAAAATATGCACCAAAACCATATGATGTAAATACAGATGGTAAGGAGGATTACTTAGTTCTATCTACTAAACAAGATAGTTCTTTAAATGTTATGGCGTATCTGCCTAAGTTAGATCAAGAGTTAATCTCTATATTTGATCTAGCTACAGCAATCAATGGTGCAGGAAATACCACTTATGATTTTGCAAATGTGGATCTAGCTGGTAAAACTAATCTTAACCTGACTGGTTCAGATGGTACTGTAGATACAGTAAGTCTTGTTGGAAAAACAGGAATAACCGTTGTAAGTAATGGATCTGATGTAGAACTTAGTGTTACATCAGGAACGTATGTAGAATGTACAGGTAATAATACTGCTAATGTAGTTCCAATGTGGGATGGAGGAACATGTTCTCTTGGTAATAGTGATATTACTTATGATGGAGTAGATCTTTATGCTTTGGCTGATACTAAAAAATTAAGAGTAAGATACTTAGATATGGCAAATGCCGTAGCTAAGTTAGAAGCAACTAATGGTACAGGAAATGTTGGCCAAGTTCTTACTGTATCTGCTGGTGGAGGATTAGAGTGGACAACAAATGGTACTGGCTCAATGTCTTCATGGATTTTATCTGCTGATAATGGTACAACATCAGTAATCCAAGATGGAAATACAGCAACTATTGCTGGTGGTACTAAACTATCAACAGCAGATGATACATTAGGAACAGTAACTATAAGCCATGATGCTACTACAAGAACAAATACTACTTCTTCTGTAACTCCTGGGCCTGGTGTTCAGTTTTCTGTTATAGATACTATAGTATCAGATGCAACAGGTCATATTACAGATGTTAATACTAAGAATGTAACAATGCCTACTATAACAGGCGTTACTAGTGTAGGTACTGATACTCCAGATACAATATCTATTGGGGGAACAGCAGAAGACCCAACTGTAAACACTATTACAGGAGCAGTTGGTGATAATAATACTTGGTTAGTAACAGGAGACGATGTATATGAATATATAACTAATCTTGGTCTTGTAGAAAGTGTAACTGGTGGTGTTGGTATTAACTTGACAGGAACAGCAGCAGATCCAATAGTCAATATAGACTATGCGGGTGTAGATAATGCAATTATAGTTGCACCTACAGAAGTAATTACAGATAATGATTACTTATGGTTTAGTGATGCATCAGATAATAATATAAAGAAAGTTAGAGTTTCTGATCTACCGGATAATGCTTCTGGTGTTCAGCAAATTATAGCAGGAACAAACATAAATATTACTCCAATAAATGGACAAGGTATAGTTACAATTAATTCAACTGATCAATTTACAGGAACAGTTACATCAGTAGCTACATCTAATGGTGTATTTGTAGATGTATCAGGTGGAACAATAACTTCAGCAGGAACTATAACAGCAGAGTTATCTGCTACAGGTACTCCTGATTCAACTAAATATTTAAGAGGTGATAATACTTGGGCACCTATCCCGGCAGATAATAACACAACATATAATTTATCTTCTACACAGAATTTATCTGATGTAGATATTACATTAAATGGTTCAGATGGTACATCAGATATAGTATCAGTAATAGCCGGTACTGGTATAGTATTAACAGATGTTGGAAGTAATTTTAGAATTGATGGTAATATAGGATCAGTAACAAGTGTTTCATCTACAACAGCAGGAGATGCTTTAGATGTATTAGTTGCAAATCCAACAAGTACTCCTGCTCTAGGTTTTACATGGGCGGGTGATGCTACACAATATGTAAACGGTGCAGGTAATTTAGCTTTATTAAGCTCAATACCAACCAATCTAACATTAACTACAACAGGAACTAGTGGTGCTGCTACTTTAGTTGGTAATACTTTAAACGTTCCTCAATATGCTTCAGGAGCAGTTAGTATACTAGACAATGGTACATCATTAACAACTGCAGTTCAATCAATTGATTTTGTAGGAGCAGGTGTTACATTAACAGAACCAACTTCAGATAATATAGTTGTTACAATACCAGATACAATTTATACAAATGACCCTGGTATTACAGTTGACAATACAACTAATACGATAGGACTAGATTACTCAGGAACAGATAACTATATATATTTAAACAACATTAAAGTCCCAGAAGCAACATCATTAATGAACTGGTCAGAAGGATCAGGTGCTACACCTGTTGTATTTAATACTACAATAGCTGACATTGTTAATATTGGTTCATCAGGTTGGGATTTAACTGGTGATTTAGGAACTGCTAAAAATATTGGTAATGGTGATACTGCTCTTATACAAGGTGGTGTTGCACTTACCTCATCAACTAGTGGAACTAATGTTTTAACATTAGACTTAGACAACACAGCAGTTACTGCAGGCTCATATACCAATGCAGATATAACCGTAGATGCACAAGGTAGAATAACAGCAGCAGTAAATGGCACAGGAGGAGGTGGATCAATGTCAAGCTTCTTTATAACAGATGGTGTTACGACTGAAGAAATTCTAGATGCCAATACTGTAACTTTTTCTGCAGCAACAGGTATAACTGGAGCAGGTTTAACAGTTGATGTTAGTGCAACAGACACTGTCACTATAGGTGTTGATACAGTAGGTGCTGACAATCTAATTATGGCTAGACCTACTCTTGCGGGTATTGCTAGTTTAGATTACTTTATGTTTAGTGATACTAACGGGGGTGATCAACTTTATAAGCAACAGTTTTATTTGATGCCAGGATACTATGCAGGTTTCTGGACAAGAGGAGATAATTTAGTTACAGGTAGTGGTCTTGCTTCTCCAACAGATTTTGAATTAAATATTCAAGGAGGAACAGGTATTACAACTGATGCTACTACTGCAGGCTCAGCTCCGGTTATTAATACAGTAGATATAAGTTTAGATAGCACTGGTGTAACTGCTGGATCTTATACTAATGCAGACATTACAGTAAATGCTCAAGGTCAAATCACTCTAGCAGCTAACGGAACTGGTGGAGGTGGTATGACATCATGGACAGTACAAGCTGATGGTGGTACAGATCAGGTTATAACAAATGGAGATACGTTAAACCTAACAGGGACAGCTCCTATTAGCACTTTTGCACAAGCTACAGATGAAGTTGTATTTACACATGATACATCAGGTGTTGTAGCAGGAACTTATGTTAATGCCAACATTACTGTAGATACTATGGGGCATATTACTTCTGCTTCTGCTGGTACTGGTGGTGGAGTTACTGCTGTTAACTTACTATTAGGATCAAGTTCAGGTACTCCTTTAGATGCATCTATTAATAGTAATACTTTAACCATTACATCAAATGTATTTACTGGAGGAACTAATGTAGGACATGTACCATCATATGGTTCTGATCCAGGAAATCAGAAGTTTTATTTAGATGCAACAGGTGCTTGGTCTGAGCCAAGTAATGCAGGTATTATTGCAGGTTGCGGAATTAATAAGAATGGTAGTACATTAAGTGTAGAATATGGACCTTTAGCAACAAACGTAATTAACTGTGCTGCAAATGGCATTAAAGAAAATGTAGATCTTGAGAAAGATACAATAATATATAATGATGTAGACTCAGGAGGTTTAGGAATTGATGAAGTAAAAGAATTAGTAATTGCTGATTTACTAGATAGAATGGTATCTAGAAGTACTTTTGCTCAGGCAGCAGCATGGTGTTCTTTTGATACTGGTGCAAGCATATTTACAAATTCAGGCAGATCAGGAATAGGTACATTAACAGTAACTAGTAATGGTACAGCATCATCTACTTTAAGTTGGACAACTCCATTAACAGGAACAAATTATTTAGTATGTTTAACAACTGAAAGTTCAACTACTGCTTTTCATACATATTGTAGATTAAAGACTACAACTAGTTGTATAATTGGATCAAATAATATTACTAATCCAGGTGTACCAGCTGCTACTTTAGTTAACGTTGTAATTTATGATGTTGGATTAAATACTATATAATAAAACTAAAATAAAAAGAAATGAGTGTTTATATACAAGAGGTCTTAGGGCTACTAAAAAGAAATAAAAAGAAGATAAAGCTAGACAAAATGAGAGATCATTTTGAGTTTGGTAAGCTTTATCAGAACAGTTCCCTGAATACAGGTGCGGCTTATAACCCTAAGATGGAACCATTTGTAGTTAAGTGGGGTGATCTTGTATGTCAAGCTACTGAAAACTTAACAAGAACACAACCTGGATCAGGTAATTTAGGAGTTGTTCCTGTATATACAACACCAGAAGGTTCATGTGCATGGGATACATTAATGGATTCTATCATAACACAAAATGCATTAGGTGATACTATTAATATTGCAGGTAACTTATATGTACAAGGTACTATAACAACCCCAACATTAACAGAAGACCGTGTTGTTATTGTAGGACCAGGAGGAGTACTAGAAGATGATGCTAATTTAACAATGGATGGTACAACATTTACAGCTAATGTAGATGTAGTACATGGAACTGATGTACCAGCAGGTACTCCAGCTCAAACAACAAGAATAAACTCTAATCTTAAACTAGAAGGGCCTGTATATGATTCACTTGGAGTATTAGGTGGATTAAACAAAGTGCTTGTAGGTTTAGCAGATGGTAGAGTAAAGTGGCAAGATGATGATGTGGTTGAAGCATTAACATATGGTTCACTATGGCAAGGAGATCCTACTAACTATAAGGTAGAACTACCTATAGGAACAGCTGATCAAATACTTATTTCTGATGGAACTACTTTTGCATGGCAAAATAATCCTGCTGCAATTGTAGGTGAAGTTTGTGATGTATATAGAATTCCATTATGGACACCAGATGCTCAAACATTAGGTTGTTCATTACTTATTCAGGATGGAAACTCTGGTACTCCTGCTACTAAAATCACTAATGATGGTCAACTACAACAAGTAAAAAAAGTATTTTTAGATGAAGTAGTACAGGATGATACTCTTACAGAAGTATTAGTAAGAGATACAGGTGCTTCTAATGAAGTTAAGTTTAGAGATGTAGCTACAATTGTTCCTCCTGTAGGATTTGATACACTTGTTATGAGTGAAGTCAATGACTGGACACAAACATATCTTAATGCATATGTACCTCTTGATGATACAACTGTACCATATATGCGTATAGGTGGTATGACAACTTTAACAGATGGTCAAGAAGGTCATGTAATTGCAAAGAATGTAAAGAGTGGTGCTCTTTTATCACAAGATGCTATTAGATTTCCAGATGGTTGGGGAGTTCCAGGTGAACTATGGGACAATCAAGTATCATGGTTAACAGGTGCTAATGGTATGAATGGATATAAAGATACAGATACACTGTTATTTGGTGAGACACTTAAATTTAAATATATAAACTACCAAGCACCCGGTCAAGCAAATAATATTTTATTTTGGGATGCTTGTTGTAAACTTTATTCATCTAATGAATGTCCTGTAGGAACAAACCAAACACTTACAACAGATGAAAATGTAGCTATATCAAGTCAAACTGTAGTTGTTGATGATGGATATGGAGGGTATGGTCTTACTTATGCATTACAAACTAATGTTAGTAATGGTACATTAAATTTCAATACAGTTACTGGTCAATATACATATACTCCAGCTAATAATTATTTTGGTACAGATCAATTTACTTATACAGCCACTGATGGATATTGTATAACAGACCCTATTACTGTAACAATTATTGTTAATGCGGTAGCTGAACCACCTATATGGACTAGCTCATGCCCTGATACAAGTAATCTTTTGGCAGGAGATGTTTATACATATAATTATACAGTAAGTGATCCAGATCACGCATGTAATCAACTCAGTGTAAGTTTTACTTTAACAGATAATGCTACTGGTAATCCAGCTACATGGTTAACTAATACATATAATAATGACTGTACTGGTACTATAACAGGAACTTACCCTGCAACAGGTGGCGTATTTACATTGGCGTTGACAGTAACAGATCCTGATACTCCTGCTAACTCTTCAGGTCAAATTTGTAATATAGCAGGTCTTGTTCCAGATAAGGATACATTCTTTAACTTTTGGTTTGATGTTTCAGGTTCAATGGATGGGATTGTTAATAAGATAGCACAGAATTCAAGTTTATCAAAAGTATATGCTCAAGCAAATGATACAACTTCTTCCCCAAACATCCCTGCAGGAACAGGTGCAGGAACAAGTACTCTTCAAATGTGTAACAGAAGAGGTGGTCTAAGAAGAGTTGACGTTATAGAAAATTCTCCTACTGGTTGGAATGCTTCTAGTACAGATGGAAATGCTTCATGGTGGTGTGTAAGAGCAGGGATGAGTGTAACAAATCCTTCAGCCCCAGGTCAAATTCCGGCAGGAACATTTGTTGCAGCTACAAACTTTGATATCATAAAAGGGGAAATGACATTAGAAGATATCAATGGAAACCCTGTAATTCATAATGTATCTAACTCTTCAGAGTTGTTATTTGAGTTAACTCCTGCAATGATAGCTGCTGATTATAGTGATATAAATAATTTTAGATATACATTCCAAGACTTTTATGCTACAGGTCAAACATATGCTCAAGAAACAGCAGCTGGTGTACCTCATAATCCAGCAACAAATGGTGAAGACGGTTATTCTTCACACGTGATTATGAGTTTTGATGCAACTGAACGCCCTATAAGTGGTTTAGCAAACAGAGGTGTAGGTCAAGCACTTAATGGTGCTTTAGATGTAGGACCAGTTGCAGATACTTCTTTAGCAAATGCAGATTGGTTCTTTGATGCCACTCAAATTTTTATATTTGCAATTTATGATGAGTCTTCTGTTGGTAATAATAAATATTTCCCTACAACTGGAGTATCTTGGACTGATAGAAATGTAAGTGTAAATAATGACGTTACGGCAGATGCAGGGGAAGTTGTTGCTACATTTAATAATACAGCTAACTCTGTAACTTTAAGAGGTATTTGTATGAATATGGAACCTAATGGTGGGCCAGCATTGACATCTATATGGGGTTATGATGGTGCATTTACTGTGGGACTTAACACTCCTATTCCTAGCTCTGACCCCCAAAATGTTTTTGCTGCAATACCTGCAAGTGCTTATATAACTCCTAATACATCTCTAAATACCTTATATAATACTTACGCAGCAGGTGGAAACCAAGCAATAAGAAGTTATCCAACTACAGCTGTAGGATTTACACATAATAATGGTGGTAACGGTACCTATCCTGGTGTAGTAAGTAACAGTGCTGCTAACACAGGTCAATATTATTTTAATACTTTTAAAGCAGCATTATTAGATCACGGATTAATACTATAATGATAATAAGAAATCTTCCATATAATGATAAAGGACTGGACTGGGTTGTAGATCAGTATAATAGAAATAGAGATTTTAAAGATCATATAACAATAGATGATCTTGTATCAGCTGAAAAATTAGCTGATGAGATTTCTTTTAGATTAATGGCAACAAAGAAACATCCTGATTACGAATGGTTAAATCAAAAATTAATAGAATATGTCAAAGCAAATAACAAATAAAGCAACTAACCCAATGAGCCCACACAGCCCTAAAGTAAAGGCTGGTGGCTCAGTAGTAGTTGATAAGTCAACAGGTAACGGAGGTTTTGCAACTGGTGGTCCAACTAGTACAAGTAATATGTACGGTATATTATCAGGTAACTTTGAGAGTAAAGACTAAGAAGGCCAGATTATTACTAAATCATCTTTCATTTTCTAGTTCTTTTTCTAAACACGCAAGAGCACGCCATGCTACTTTTGCAGTATGACGAATGCCATCATCATCTATAGTACCTGCATCAATCAGATGCCTAGCTAATGCATCATAGTCATCAGTAGACTTATTACGATCCCAATGTAATGGTTTATCAGGATGATGCTGTTTGTTCCCTTGTAATGATACACGAGCTATTTCCATAATAGCTTTAGGAAAATATTTTAATACGCCAGTAAAGACTGGTCTTTCTTTTCTTTCTTCTGCTTTCATTTATCTTTATTTTTACGGTAATCAAGTATAAATCCAATTAGGACGAGCATGTTCAACCCTAGACTTGCTATAATTTCATGCATATCTTTATAAACATTTACGCTTAGATGTATATGTCCAACGATCCAAAACGGTATTGCCATTTGCTGACTATACCATATTAATGCAAATTCTAAAAACTTTTTCATGCTAACCAATCTCTTATATCTTCACTACTAGAACTCTTTATAGTTATGAATATAACCATAACTTCACCCCAATAATCTATGAGCAAATCATGTTTCATGTTTTCACAGAAGTACTGCAACTGTAGGATATGTATATGCCCATCAATAGGGCCCAGCCTTTCATATATGCTGTTTGCTCTTTGTTCTGCTTCTGTCATCAAAGTATCTTTCCAATTCATATATTAAATAGGTGAGGAGGCCCATACAAAGGTTAAAAACATTTAATAATTATTAATTGGCATACGCCTCTTTGTACGGTTGGTTTTGCCTCCCTTATTTATTCACCCAATTTTTTATTAAAGATTAAATATCCAATGGCTATGGTAAGTATTATAATAGTTACTGTTTGCCAAGGACTCATAATCTACCCATATACATTTCATGAATCAGTCTCTTGCTTGTGATATCTTCATCAATGACTATATCAACTGCGTCTTCCATTGTTATATCTATTAACTGTGGATCTGTATTTAACTCTACACCATTATACAAATTCTTGTTAATCAATTCCACTGTAATAAAATCATGAAAGTTCTGTTGATCATTTAACCAGTCCCGTGGGTGTGCTTTCTTTAATGCATGCGTTACATGATTATAAAAGGCCCATGCACTGTAATTACTCTGACCATAATCAAAAGATGGTTTGTCCATCTCTTTCTTAATCATAGATGTTTGCTGTGTGTCAAGAAGATCCTCATCAATAAACAATCTTCCTACTAGCTCTGACTGTTCTTTACAAGTAATATTTATAGATTTAAGATATTCTTTATCAGCAATCAACCTTTTATAATACTTCTCAGCATTCTTTATTTGGTCTGACATATGAATCTTAGTATCCATATTGGCTGTACCAGTATGTTTTCTATTATAATTCATCATATCACCTGCAACCATGCCGTTACCACATACTTTTACATATGCACCAACACTACATTGAAATCTAGTACTCTTGTCATAAGAGTTTGTCCAGGCAAACATCATACCCAGCTCTTCTTCCTGCATTGCAGTATCATCCGGGTTTGTTGGCCTTAAATAATAGATCCCCTGTGCTACATTAGCATTCATATTAGATCTATATACTTCATTAATTATAGAGAATCCACTTGTTTTAAGTAGATTCTTTGCGTTATCTATCACTTCTTTGTGTGATATAACTGTATAAGATTTACCGTGTACTGGTAAAGGTTCATTTTCTAGATATGCTCTAGTAACTTCTTTTGGTTTTGTGTATCCCATATTGTAAACTTATTTAGTGTAAATATACTAAATTAATCTGACTCAGCAAATTAAAATATGTATCTTATTGTTTCTAAAGGAAAATATTTTTGATATATTTTCTTAAATTCATGTAACAATCTACCTTTATGCTCTAAAGGATATCTCATTACACCCGTTTGATTCTTAACTTCACTTGAGCGTCTCATCAACTCTTTTGCTTCTGGTGAAGCCTTGGCCATTTGATGCTTATGATTAGTTAATGCTATTACTTCACACTTATTTATGCCTGCATATGCATTTACTTCAGAAAACAAATCATTGTACTCTTCTTTCCAACCTGGATAAAAGATAAGAGGGCTATAATTTAAATGTACTTCCCAGCCCAATTTCTTGAGTCTATTAACATCAGTTATACGGCTCTCTATTGGCTGCATCTTAGGTTCTAATATATTAGAATACTTCTGAGGCATAAGACTAACACGGACCCTTGGTGGTTTATTAAAATGATTTACATCTAACTTCAATAAACCTGGATACTTTGTAGCCATAGTAGTATTAAGCTGCGGGTGATCATCATAACGTTTAAGATAATCAATCAACGGTTCTGGCATATGTTTCTGCATCATAACTAAATCTGAGTTACACGCTACATCTACCATAGTATATATAGGGTCTTGCTGATCAGGATTCTTAAAGTAACCTTTTTCCCATTCAACAACAGACTGAAATATTTCATCAACATTTTCATTGACAAAGACTCTTTTACCATTATACCTTGACATATAACAATAAGTGTCTACACAGCCTCCAAAACACCCGTAGATTACATTTGGAGCTATGCAGTTTGCACTATTGTTATTTGGTTTGGTTACAAGAGTCTTAGTCTTTTGTTTTTTAATCATTAAAATAACTTTAATTGATTAGCTGATACAGACAATATACTATCTATCTCAGACTCAATTGCTTGCAAGTAGTAAACTTTATTAATATTATAGTTTTCCCATTTAGGTTCTACTTTCATATCATTATATACTGTTTGCAACCAGCGGCCTGCTTCTAGTTGTATTTCCCTACCATCTTTCTTATTTACTTTTGTAATCTTAACACCTGACTTAGAAATAAAGTATCTATTAATCTTTTGTAGATCTTCTTCTTTAAGAACACCACCTTCAATAGATCTAGCCACTTGTTTCCAATCACCTTTAGATTTACCACCAATACAATAATCTAAAATATTCTTATTTGTATCTAAATAATCATGAGGTAATACATTATTTACAAAGTATTCATAAATAGCTTTTGGTATTACAAGTTTAGACTTGTTCTTATGCAACTGTAGATCATGGAAATCAAAACGCCCTTTCAGTTTTACAGGAGCAAAGCTAAACTTATCATTATCTACTTTAAATACATAATGAGGTTGACTCTGCTTAATCTCCCTCCACTTTGTTATATCTACTTCTACAAAATTATTTACACCTATGTAATTATTTACATCAGATAGAACTAGTTTTTGATATTCATCATGTTCTAATTCTAGATTAGTAGTTTTCTCCCACTCTTCACATATTTGCATATATAAATCTATATGTTCTCTAGGAATGATTGTTTCTACACCATCTGTGTTATGTAATAAAGGAATTGCATTTGGTATTCTTTCCATAATTTGCTCATAAAGCATCATTAAAGTTAGCTGACCGTTAATAGTAATCTTTAAACATAACTCTGGATCATAAAAGAAACTGTTTTCATCATTGCTAAGACCAAAAGTTGAATTAAGTATAATCTTATATACATAGTTCATTGGATTGCTCTTAGGAATCTTTTTTCTTTCATCAAAGAACCACTCATATTGATTACAAAACTCTTCTTTAGGAAAGTGACCTGGTGAAAACTTATTTCTAATAGCTAGATTAGGATAAAAACTAGTAACATCTGATGACATTATAACCATATCATCATCTGATTCATACACACCTTTGCTAGCAGCACCATGAACACCACCTAAACCAAAATCTGTTTTTACATTCTTATAGTTTACGCTATACTTAAAGTTACCCTTAAGCTTTGATCCATCAACCTCTAAAGATTTAAACCTTTCATGTAGTGTCTGGAATTCAGGAGATGTAAACTTAATATAAGGCAATATAATATCAGATATTTTGATACTATCTCTTCTGGTTCTCATCTGCCTTAAGTCTCTCTTCTGAATGTTCAACTTTTGTGTTAGATAATATCCAAAAAGTTCCTTGCTGATTCTTGGTTCAGATGCACTGTATAGATTAATACCATAAGTATCTGTTAGTTCCTTACGTAGTTTAATCTGTGACTTTGACCTATTAAATACTTCTTTAGTTGACTGAACATCATTAACATTATATTCAATGACAGTATCAATCTCTTCAAGAGTTTTAATCTCAGCTGTATGATCTATAGGCATCTCTAATATATTCTGCCAGTCCATACTGTATTGTATCCACTTAAGACTAGAACGTTTAGCCGGGTTATCCCAATGATGTAACTTAAATAAATCTATTTGACCTATCTTCATTTTCCATATGGGGTAATCCATAAACTCTTTGTTATTAGACTTATTGATACAGTACTGTGCGTACTTATAAATTATATTAGCTATCTCACATCCACTTAGATTAGACCATAGGTAGTGATTATCTATTATATATTGAGTGATCTGACCATCAAAGGCCAAGCCGTTGTATGATATATGCCACTCTTTATTGTTTACATTTTCTTTTAGGAAATCTATAAACTTATCAAAATCATTTCTCAGATCATGAACAACAAACGTTTTACTTTCATTTGTCTTATAATGTTCAAATACACCTGTGAAACAATTAGATAAAGTTTCATAATCCATTACCCAATGCTTCATGCTTTATAATTTTTAAGTGCAACTACTTTGGCTTCTAGTATTAAATCCATAATACTATCATAGATACTCTCTACAGCCTCTTGAGATCCTTCACGCTCTAACTTTCTATCTATTTCTCTTTCATATAAGTCAACCGTTTTAATCACATGCTTGATCTTTCTCTTGACTTCTTGACTATGTATATATTGCAATCCATGTGCTAGCTCACCCATACACTTGTTCATTGCTATTAGGATATTAATATCCATTATCTCTTCTTCTTTTAATTGTTTCATAATATAATTTATTAGAGCCAAAAAAAGCCCAAATCAATGAGCTTTTCTTTTTATGATCAATAGAGTTATAGGAGGCTATTGACCAGGTAATATAATATTAGAGACTTTAGTTTCTTTTACATCTGTTTGCATAAACTGATTGTAATCAAAGTCTTCAGCGTTAACACCAAACATATGAATAAATGTTTCAATGTCTTTTTTATCACTTAAATAAAATTCAGAAAAAGTATCAACCAATCTTCTCTCCTCTTTAACTGTTTTACCAGTCTGTTGATTTGGTGTTTTTAATCTTATAGGGTCTCCGTTATCATCTAACTTTGGTACCATATGATATGATTGTTTCATTACTTTACTGATGACAGCTAAAATGCCTGACGCAGGGTCAAACATAGCTTCTGTATATGGTGAGTCTAAACTCACAGGTATCATTGTAAAGGATTTTGCATTTCTGAAGCTAGAGTTAACTAACATCATGTTCTGTCCTATTGTTGCCATAATTTTATTTTGATTTTATTTGGTTCAAAGATATACAAGTATCTTCTAATAACCTAACTAATAGATAATTATTATCTATAAGAGTCTCCTTTTCTAGATCTGGAGGTGTGCATACTTCATACACATCTACTAGTGATTCTACACTAACATCTAAAAATTTAGCATACTCTTCATGTGAATCCTCTGGTGATAAAAATGAATGTATATATTCTGATACTTTATCATCATTACCAAAGAAATCTAGTATTTTAACTTTACTATCAACAGAATATTTTGAATAACTGCCTTTAATAAAGTTATCATAATCGAACTTAAGCGAACTAAAGTCAAAAACAAATAAATGTTTACCCTCAGCAAGTTCTATGTGCTGATCATAATATTTATTTGAATGTATATTTTCAGTAATAAATTTCTGAAAGCTTTCATTCAGTGGAGTTTTATATAAACATAAAAACATTCTATCTTCAACAGAGTACACATCCTCCCAAGCAGAATAAGTTTGCTTTGGAACATGTGTTAAGCCTTTCCTTAACTCCAATAATGGATATAGAAAGACCTTACTCTTTTGAAAATAATCTGTGTATACTCCCATACTATAAGTTAACCTTATTTACTAAGAATTCATAGGGTAAAACATAGTTTCTTTCTTTATAATGGTAATCTGCTGCTTTTAAAACACCACCTAATCCTTCCGCCCATCCACTTAATGTATCCTGAGTTACATCAAACACATAAGCTTGGTTATATTTGTCTATAACAACAAATTTAAATTCTATAGTATAATCATCACGGTTCTCTATAGAATCCATAGAGTCCCAAACTAACTTACAATATATAGCTGCCTGTAACCAGTAGTTATAAAAGTCAACAGTCTCTTTAAAATCAGATATAGTCTTTCCGGTTGTCTTTAAGTCTGATATAACAATGCTCTTTTCTTTATGATCTATGCTATAGAAATCTATATAACCATGTAAACCAAAAGGCATCCCTTTTAACTTACAGCTTAAGTATTGTTCTGCATGTGTTTCATAATCATCTAACTCAAAGTCTGTTGACTCATTGCTAAACAATGCCATTACATCTTTCTTATCCTTTAATATATCAACCTGATCATTTGACCTATCTAATGTCATTTGATCAATTGTATCTTTGTTAGTATTATTTAAGAATTTCCAATAAGACTCATTGTCATCAGTTCTTACTTTAGCAAGTCTAGCTTCATCAGCTTTCAAAGACTGATATAGATTGACTGACTTTAACGAGTCTAGTATAACAAAGTCTTCACAATCTGCAAGTGTTTCCGCATCTGTATGAAGTGTTAAATCTTTCAGCACTCTTTTTACAGAATCTGTTGGGATTTTACCAGGCATAAGGTTAAACTTGCTCTCAAAATTTTCAGGCTCAAATAACAAACAATGTAAAAGCTTGCCTTCTACTAAATGTTTATCCGTTCTTACCTCTCTATCTTTTAATATATAGTCCTTGTAGAACAGGGACGGTGAAAATAATAATTTATTTAAAGAAGAGTAGCTAAAGCAGAATTCTTTATCTGCATAAAACTCCTCTTCTTTTTGATAATTTCTATTCATTTATCATTTTTTCTAATTTATCTGCAATATACAAATTTTCTAAGTCAACTTTAAATACTTGAGCACTTTTACCAACCATAGGGTCCATTAGAGTATTCATGAGTTTTTCTCTTGTTCTGTCTACTGCAAACCTTGTTAATTTTCTATCATTCATTAATGTATTCAGATAACTATTAAATGACCATATACCATTACTGTTATGATTACCTTCATAATGTTTTAATCTAGTACGCATTGCTTTGACATTGACTGAATTCCAGTTATTAGTATTTTTGAACCAATCATAATGCCAAAAATATAAACCTGATACCACATCAAATGATTTTTCTATGTTACAGTTAGCCAACATCTCCACAGCTAAAGATCTATTATCTATATCTGTACTAGTTATCATCTTTTCAATGTCATCATACTTATCATTTTCAATTACGGCTAGCTCAGAATCAATTATAGCTGATATTGATGAATCTAGAACTAGTTGACTAGTAGAGCTTAATAAATTATTAAAAGCTACATAGTTTTTCTTTGGTAAGATCCAATCAAATCCACTATCATAATCATTGAGCTCTTCTTTTTTCATCCATTTAACTAGATCATCATACATCTGTTCTCTTATATTTTTACTTTTATGATTGATACTATAATAACCTTGGTTCAGACGAAATTCAATCATACATGCAGGAGTAGCATTACTAAGAAAACCTCTAAGTACATCTAAAGCTTCATCAGTAAACCAATCAAAGTCTTTCATATGCTTAATTATCTTATAGGCATCACTATATGCTATAGATTTATTCCATGTTCTTTCAAAAAGAGTATCAAATAATTTTAAGGATACAATAGATATGTCTGCTTTTGTATTATCTCTAATAACCTTGCAGTTATATCTTTCCTTTAATAAATCTACCTTTTGTCTAGGTAGAGTTAATTTAGGAAACCTATATATCTTTTTGTCTTGTAAATCTATATTGTCTACATTATCAGGTATAGGCAATCCTAACAATTTAAAGTCTTCTTCTTCAATTTGATACTTATAATTGCTATATAAATATTGACATTCCTGTTCACTCCATTTTACAGCCACACCTGATAACTGATTTTTATCCCAATTACCAGTACCTTCAGGATACATATTAAATTCTAATTTAAATCTTTTTTTCATAATTTTATTTTAAATATTTTTGATACTCTTTTTTAACAGCCACTTGAAACGTATAAAGGTCTCTATTGTGAATGCTTATTTCTCTTCTTACTATAGGCTCAAGATACTTAAATGTTACTTTATCAAGCTTATCTTGCTCCTCTAACCATAATATCATGTCTTGTGCACTCTTACGGTAAAAATCATTAAAGTTTGATACATCTAGCCAATACTGCAAATCTTTATCTCTATTATCTGCATATGTTATACTATTACAGTCTTGTGCAAACTGCCACAATAAATGATAGTTTTTCTTATAGTCAATAGTAGGAATGATTTTAAGAGCCAAAGCTTTATCATCACCATATGAATTTAACTGAGTCTTAAGATCATTAAGAAGCTGTTCATCAAGAGTCATTTTAGTAGCAGACGCATGAAGTACTGTCTCAGGATCAATAACACTAACATCTGTAGTATCAATTATATGAGCCAGATTCAAAGCCATACCAGTAATTATCCAGTTATCATATAGGCTTTCTTCTACGTCTATATCATAGTATCTTACTGTATCAGTAACCTTGGCTGTAATAATACATTCTAGGCCTGAATCAGCAATTTTTTTAAGAACACCAAGTTTATTAACATCTCCTTTTGTAGTTTCATAATTCCATATCTTATTCATCATTATTGTAGTAGGAATATTTTCTGCATTACTTAATTTATGAGTAGTTATTTCCTCATGACCTATAATTAGATCTGCTAATTCATAATCATTTGTTACAGTTATACCATGCTCTTTAAGAGCAGCCTTTAATCTATCTTGTGATACATTACATCTAGGTAGTATAAAAGCTTTCTTTTTAGTTCTAAAAGTTTGGTCATCCTCTGTAGGTTCCAATAGTATAGTGTTTATCTTTTCATATGTTGTCTGATCTTGAGTACATAATACTTTATTAATACCTGTACTAGAAACTAACCCATATGTAGGGTCAGTCTCTAGTCCAAAGTATACTAAAGCATCAGTATCAAAATTTTGATATACTGATTTATTTGCCATTTTATTTCATTGTCATTTGGACAATCTCTGGGATCATCATCAATTTGTTAAACTTCTTTTTATTACCATTAAAGATGGTACGTACAATTAAATACTTAAGATCATTAGTAAAATAATCTTTAGTACATAAAGCCTTCAACCTATCAGTTACTTTCTGGTTAATAGTATTATCCTGTGAATATACTACAGCATAATTACCAAGTCTTGTAGCTAATGTTGATGCAATATCTGCACGATATGTATCATCTTTACCTATACAAGATCTTAACTCATTAAAGATATATTGTTCTCCATCATGTGTCAATAAATCTTTAGGTGTAACCAGTTTATCTAGCTTGTTATTAATGAATGTAGTAAACATAGAAGCAAATGCATCTCCAACACTACCCTCACCAATCATCTGAATCATGCTGAGGTTATCTTCAAAAGATTCAAAGCTTGATATAGAGTTAAAGAATGTTGTTATAGATCTAGCATTAGTCTCTTGCGTTACTAATTCAGGATGAAGTAATAAAAAGTTAATACATCTACTATCTATACCTGCACCTTCTGCCCACTGTGCCCATACATTTACATCAAACTTAAGATTAGCTGTAACATATCTAGTCTTCTGTGCACTATCTACACTGTTAACCATATAGTCACCATTATCCGGGTTAGCTGTTAATATAATATGCCAGTTCTTAGGTAGTGTCCAAGATATATAAGACTGTCTATCTATCAATTCCATAACTGCTTGAATAAATCTTGTGTCAGCTCTATTCCAGTCATCTAATAATAGTATACCACCTTCTTTAGCATCAGCTATCCATTCAGGTGCACAATAAGACATTCTATTTTTACCAGTAATTTTATATCCTTGTTTAAGATATTCTTGTACAGCAAGTTCATCAACCCATTGACCAACTTTCTTGGTTACAGTTTGATTTAAGTTAGCTAGACTAGCACCTGCAGCTCTTTGTGCTGCTGTAACCATAGCAATGTCATTATTCTTTACTGCTATTTTCTTTTCTTTATACATCTGAAACTGTCTTACAGGGAAACCTACAAGATCACCTAGCTCCTCAATCTGTGCTAAGTTTAATTTTACAAATGCTAAATCATTTTCTTTAGCCAGCTCTACTATTGTAGAAGTTTTACCTATACCTGATTCACCCACAACTTCCACTGATACTGGTCCTTTACCATTATCTTGAAGATATCTGTTATTAGATATAATGTGATTTACAAATCCTTTTAGTTCTGTTACATTTAAATTTACTTGTGCCATTTTCTTTTATTAATTAAGTTGAATTTTCTGTCCTGGTAACACTTCATTTATACTGCAGTTAGAACTATGAACCCATAAAGTATTATTAGGGCAGTTCTCTGGAGCATATGCTTCACCATCTGTTAAATATATAAGAGCTGTATATTGCCCTTTGTTTTCATTATAGTAGTCTATTACTGGTTGGAAGCTTGTTCCACCACGACCATGTATTTCCCAATCCTTTCTTGGATTAAACTCTTTTACACTATTTAGTTTAGTATCACATTGAGCTACTGTAATCTTATGACCTGTCTTATGCATATGCGTAAGTTCACTAAAGAATTCCTTTAGCTCATCATTGTTTACAGATCCACTTGTGTCAACACCAACAAGTATATGATTCTTAAATTTAATCTTAAGACCTGGGTTAGCTGCATAACGTTTATTATACTTACGTCTCAGCTTCTTTGTATAAACTACACTAGAGTTACCTGCAAATCTTCTTAGATAAGCTTTCCAATCAAACTTAGGAGGTTCTATATGCATCAGCCTATGTATAAGCTCAGCTAACTCACCCGGTATATTACCTTGTTTCTTTACTGTTTGCTCAGCAGATTCTTTTAACTGATGCTCAATTTGTTTTTGCATTAGTTTTTTATCAGCTTCAGGTAATGAATCAAAATCATCCCATGTACCATGACAATATTGTGACTCACCATTCATCTGATCCATAAGATTATCTAAAGAAGGTGAAGTACCATCTTGGTGTGCCTGTTCAAGTAATTCATAGTATTTATCCGTACCAGCCTTCCTAGGTAAATTTATCTCAGGAAAACTTGATAGTAATAAACCACCTTCAGGTAGTTTACTTTCCAGTATGTACTGGTTGATTTCTAAATCTGCAGCTATATTAAATAATTTATGATCTGAATATAGACTTCTAGTTATAAGATGACCAAATGCAATATGCAATAGCTCATGCTTAATTAAACCAAATCTATGATCTTCACTAAGGTTATTATAAAACTCAGGGTTTATAGTCAATTGACATCCAATATTATGTTTGCTTACTCCTGCAGTAGGCAGTTGCATGCTATACTTTTTATTGATACCAATTAAAAAGAGCCCGTAAAAGGGCTCTGCAAATATTAAACTTTTGGTTGTCCTAGCAACCTGATCTTGTATGTTAATCATTATCTTTTATTTTTCTAAGTATGTCCATATAAACTTTATCTGCTTTGCTTTTTTCTATATATGCATAAACTCTATTTGTATTAAAAGACCCTATCTCAAAGCTATACTCTACTGCTATACAAAAATCTACACGATCTTTAAATAGCAATGCTTTAGCCATAAGCTTATCTATAATGTCTTTGTCTTTATAGTTTGCATTATTATATATTTCACAAGCTAAAGCTCTATCTTCAAGTAATCCTGAAAACATTTCTTTATATGTAAAAAACTCATCTATTGTTATTATTCTCTTCTTTGCCATTTTCAATTAATTCTATCCATACACCGGGGTTTTTTTTATCATAAGAATATTGTTCAAATGCTGGTATAATAAACTCAGCATTATCATCTTCAATCCATCCGTGTTTAACCATATCATCTTGTACTGTCTGTGCAGGATTAATATAATCAAACTTATGACGGCTTCCTCTTATAAACTCAAATGATACTTTAACAGGTAGATCATTCTTAGCAACTTCAGCTTTAAAATCCTCAGCATACTTAGCATATATATCTTTGGTAGCCTTTCTATAATTCATTACAGCTTTGCTAGCAATAAAATATTTACCTGTCCAACGCCTACCGTTTTTACTTGAGGGAACATTGCCTGGTATCCACCATCTTATTTTTGTCATAATTATTTATTTAATGTTGTTTTTAATAATGGTTTTAGCATAGCATGTGTCTTATCAAATCCTATTTCTACCATAGCATCTGATATGTCTTTGCATATAGTTGGTGTACATCCATTTATATTATATGCATCTGCATATCTTTTAACTGCATGTTTACCTGCATCATCATTATCAAACAACGTTATTATACTTTTGTACTTTTTCTTAAGATTTGCTATGATATGGGGTTTAATCATAGTGTTCTCAGAGTCTGGACTAATAACTTCTAGGTTATAACCCATACCTTTTAAACACATTGCATCTTTAAGAGATGAGCAAATCACCAAGTAAGGTTCTTTATACTGCAGCTGATCTATTCCCTGGATATAGTTCTTTACTTTATGAAACTTATGCTTTTTACTATGAGGCTGATATATTTTATATACTTCACCATTTCTATCAAAGTAACCATAGCAATGTTTGCTTCCAATCTTTAAAGATTCTATTTCCAATGCATCTTGCTTAATCATATTAAAATATTCTATTGGCTTTACATTATACTGATCTAATAATGTTTTGCCTATTCTATATGATAGCCAGTAATTAGCATCATCCTGATTCCATTTTCTATACTTTATAAAGTCAATCTCCCATTTAGCCTGAGGCACAAACTCAACACTGACTTTACCATTTTCCTGTATATACTTATTGTAATCTTCTATTATTCTTCTTGTAGCCTGAGGATAACCCAACTTAAACATGTGTCTAATTAAGTCTGACTTGTTACCTCCAATACCTGTAGAAAAGTCTTTAAACTTATATTGCATTATGGTTTTATCCACGTATATGCAAAAGCTTGGAGTCTTGTCATTAGGATTAAATATTGAATTAATCTTAATGTCTTGACCTGTTAGCTGTTCAGGTAAGTCTAGATAATACTGAAACACCCAGTAACTTGGTACGTCTGTTTCTTCTAATATTAAATTTTTAGTGCTGAACATAATCCAAATATATTAAAAAGATATGGGCCCAGCATTATACTGAGCCCACTCTTTTGGTTTTATATTACAGATCAAAGTCACTTCCAGAAGCTGTTGCAGGCTCAAAATTTGAAGCTGTTGTTTCTTTCTTTAAATAAGGTCTAAAATGATTTGTATTATTTCTATCAAATGTTAATAGGTTAGAGCTTTCTTTATCTAACTCTTCTAATGGCATACCATCTTTACTTCTCTTAGGTAAAAACAAGTCATTATTTACATAACCTTCTTTGTTTTCCCACTCACGTGCACCTAAGCAAGCATTGATATATCCTGTTTCAGAACATACATTAGCAGCCTTAACCATAAAGTCTTCAATTGTATTTGCCTCAATAGCATCAAGCTCATTTCTTTTACCTACTACTTCAGATAAAAATACCATAGCTTTTAATACTTCAGTATCACGGCTAATCTCATTACCATTTGCTAATGTTGCATCTTTAAATGGATATGGTGAGAATCTAACTCTACCTACTTGGCCTGCATAACGCTCACCATTAGGATTATTCATATCTTTTAAGAAACCATTAAATTCTCCAGTAACAGGCTCAGACTCTACATGTAATGTAATATTATATGCATCTGAATCATAAGGTGTTTGGTCAAATGTAATAGAATTGATTTTGATTTTGTGGTTACCCACTCCAATAACTGGTTTGATGCTACCTGATCCGGCAGACATGTCTTTAGTACTTAACATAATTTACTTTTTTATTAATTATTAATTATTGATTATATTTTTCAATACAATCTTTTACAAATTGTAGGTCATTTGGAATAAACTTATCCTCAAACATACCCATAGGTGATTTACATGTGTTCTCTCCATTGTTTTGAGTTTCAAAACCATATTCAAGTTCACCATCATCATTTTTATTTACTTTACCAAATAATACTATAGAGAATAGTCCTTCTAAAGTTAGTGTATTGTCAATCATTTTGCCAATAGTTTTTGCTTTAACTTTTCTATTTCCATTTATATCAGTTGAATCTTCTGAGTGAGTTAAGAAAATGATAGTCAAATCTTCTCTCAAGTCTTTAGGAAGTTTTGCAACCATTGCTAAGTTAGCTGCAATCTGAGTGAATTTATCATAACCTTTCTCATTAGCTCTGTCAAAATATTCAAAAGAACTCATATACTGCCAATCATCTACTACTAATGTTTTGATATGGCTCATTTTTTCATCTACATGCTTTATTGCTTTTATTATTCCTGCACTTGATGAAGCTGATGTCAGATTACCTTTTGGGTTATCTTTACTAATTTGTGTGTATTTGCTTTTCCATCCCTGGAACGGTAATGGTTTGTTAGCAATGTTTATAATGAAAGTCTCTTTAGGATTTAATGTTCTGATTGAGGTAGACTTTCCTGTACCTGAGTCAGCAATTACTAATACGCTGTTTGCCATATTACTTTTTTTGAATTACGTTAATTAATTTATTTAATGTTGCATTTATTTCTGATAATGCGTTTATCAGCTCTGCATTGGAGAGGAGGGGAGCAGTGTCAGTGCTTTCATCTGGATTAGGCAAATCTGGATTTGCAAAATCTATTATAGCTTTACCCCTATTTGTTACATCATTTATAACCTTTAGTTCACTAACAGGTATAATGTGTCTCTGAAATCCTGAATTACTTGTTATGATTTCATACTCTTCCTGCCAGTGTGGATTATGTTTATGATAATATAGTGTCCTTTTTGGATCTTCTGTATCATAATCTATAGATACAAATTCTGTATATATATCTTCTCCTTTTTCAAATTCACTTGGAAAAAAGCTTACATGTAGCTCATCCTTTCCAGTTGGCCTGTAAGCCATCTTAGGTATGTATAATGCATTAATCTTTCCTTCTGTCTGAAAGTAATCTTCATGCTCTTCTCTTAGTGATGCAACCTTCTGCTTTCTTTCTTGCGGTGTTAGTCCCATCTTTTTTTTGTTATTTAAGTTTTTAGTATTTATCATCTGCGTTCTTGTTGTTGAGGTGTTGCCATTTCTTCTATTTGCATTTGTTCAAACTTAGCTTTGAAAAATGACATACGTGCATCACCATTTCTTGCTTTAAGAAAATGTAAAACCAATGTTCTATCATTTTCTATTATATATCTATCTGGTCCATAATATCTAATCTTTTGTTTAGCTGGGCGGTTGATACCTATTAACATATCTGCATGCTGTAGCATTGCATCTGAGCCAAATATATCTGACTCAAGTATATAGTTACCATACTTACCATCTATAGCCCTGTCCGGATTATCTATGTTCCTATTTAGTTGTGATAAAGCAATAAACAAACAAGGATAATCTCTCTTACACTGTGTAAAGAATTCACCTAACTCAAATAACATATCTAATGTGTTATTCTGGTATGGTGCTCTCTTGACTAACATTGTATGATCAAGTGTTATCATTGTATTTACTCCTTTATGCTGTGTCATATACTGATCAATTTGCTCACGCATCTGATTAACAGTCATAGGTGTACTAATTATATCAACCGGGTGCTTTACTCTTTCTTTAGCATATAAATGGCATTTATTTAATGTATCTGTATTTAATATTGATCCTGCACTACATAATTCTTTGTATGTTTTACCAGTTATAGAACTAAATTCTCTGATAGCTGAGGTTCTGCCTACCATCTCAAACTGAAATTCTAATACTCTAAACTTATCATTTGGATTTAAAGCAAATGATTCTCTAATGATTTGATCCTTAATCAGTGTCTTACCTGAACCAGGTCTACCACCAATTACTGTCAAAGTATTCCATTCTATACCATCAGTGGCAGCATCATTAAACTTAGGCCACGGAGTATAGATTGATTTCTCTTCTCCTGTTGACCTAGCATACATATATTTAAGTGCATCATTAAATGCAGCATATTGCCCAATCCATGATGGTTTATTTTTCATACAACGTTTTCTTTAAAGTGTTCTTTTTCTGTTTCTACTCCATCAATAATCATATCACAATAGTCAGCTAATGTAGAGTGTTTAACCCTATGCTTGTCTTGCTTTGATATAAAGTATTGACTTGTCTGCATATACATATATTCTGTATCTCTATATTCATTGACATACATCTTAGTTGCTTTGATTATCTCATCCCAACCATAGTCATATGTTTCAAAAAACCATCTAAAGTTTTCTCCTAAAGCTTTGATATTATTTCTAGCTGGCTTACCGCTTGGTAGTTTCCTTGCTGGAAATATCTCTCTGTATGTGTGGATCTTATCATTAAAGTCCTTACCCATGAGTTGTATATCAGTTTTTTTCTTTGCTTTAACAAAATAGTTATCAAGCCTAGCACAAAATGCTTTAGCTTCAGCAGTCATTTTATATTGGTTTTCTTCTTTTATTAATAAACCTTTTTCAATTAACTTTTCTTTATCTTCAGACTTAACATTTGGTAAGGATACGCCTTGCTTCATCCCAAACAGTATTAGGGCTTGGTTTGGTGTTATCTTCATCATCAGTATTTTCTGAAATAGTTCCCACATATTCTTTTATTTTTATTAAAGTGTTATTATATGCATTCATTACAGATTCATCATTAGTAAAAAATCCATTCTCAATCATTTTACATGAATTAATGATGGTTGCATGATTGCGTTTTAAAAATCTACCTATACTTGTTTTAGTATGCCCTTCTTTATGAGCCAAGTATGACATAACTTGAACGTATACAAGAAACTCCCTCAATCTAGTCCTGTGTTGTAGAGTTTTGATACTCTGAAACTTAGGATGATTTTCATGTAATGCAAGTAAAGCACTGTCATGAAATATACCTAATGGGATCTTTTTGTTTTGATCTTGAGGGGTGTAAATATACAATTTAATCCCATGACTTAAATAAAAAGACTTCTTAAATTCTGAAATTTGTTTCTTCTGGTTAAGTTCTTGATTATCAGACATTTATATTATAATTAAAGGTTATCAAAGATAGTAAAATTTACCAATCTATGCAAGGTTTATCTTGATTTTCTAGTTCTGTATTAACTTTGTTAAAGACATCTTTACAGTCCCATTCACCACCTCTATATGCAGCTGATGCCGGGTGTGCTACCTTAAATATTTTTTGTCTATCTAATAGTAGTTGCCATGCTTCTGCTTTCTTACCCATTAATATAGATGGTACTTGTTTATTGTGTCTATTTATATTTTCAAACAAGTATTCTGTAAATGGTTTCCATATAGAATAATGTGACCCTATAGAATTTATCTCTACTGTAAAAGCTGTATTAATTAATAATACACCCTGGTTAGCCCAACACCTTAGATCAGTGTGGTCTGTACCAATTGCTTTGTTTATGTATTGTAAAGACTTTTCTGCTTTACCTTTTCTGCTACAGCTAAAAGCTATACCATCTGCAACTCCAAGCTGAGGATATGGGTCTTGCCCTATGATTATACATTTAAGTTCATCATATGGACATTCTAAGAATGCATTAAATATATCTTTAAATCTTGGTGTAAATCTTTTCTCTGCATTTACACATTCTACTAGTTTATTCATGATCATATCAAACTCAAGTCCATTTATAAATGGTGAGAGCATAGGTGCCCATCCTGAATCTTCTAATTTATTATTGACATCATTTCTTAATTGTTCTATGTCAATTTCTATTAAGTTATTATTCATATTCTATTTCTTTTTTGTATCTTTGATTAATTAATACAGTTACTATGTCAGATAAAAAACAATTCATCACTTATGATACTACTAAAAACTTAGTAGCAGATATTAATCCTGCTTTTATCTCAGGACTACAAGCAATATATGGTAGATACCTTCTTGAATTCTATCCAGATGCTAGCAAATTTGGTATACTTATACAAGACTTCAATGAAACAATTATGGAGCCTGAAAAAGCCAAGCTCAAAAATAGACAGTTTACTCCAATTGAGAGTGAACTATATACTTTATATTCTATCATTAATATATTCAAGGCTTTTGCAAAAGAGCAAGGGCTTGAACAGTATGAAGACCTTAAAGTAACTGAAGATGACTTTGCTAAAGTTGTGTCTGATCTTAAAGAAGAGACTAACAATCCAACGGAGATGCTACAAAAATTAGCTGTTAAGCTAGATGAAATGAAATCATCTTAATTGCATACCTGCAAAGTCACCTATTTCTAAAGCTGCTTGTATAGCAAGATTCAATTCTTCTTTATCACACTTAGCAAATGATTTACAATATTCTTTATTGTTTTTCATAAAGCATAAGCCTGCTTTTCTTTTTACTTGTAACTTTACCTCTTCAAAGGTATAACCAAGTTCATTTGCTATCTCACGTATCATTGCGTGTACTCTAGCTAACTGTGGATTACTACCTTTACCATCTTGTATACCAATAAATATCTCTACTCTTGCACCATCCTTATGGTCCTTGAAGAAGCCTTCATATTTATTCTTGAATGCTTTTATAGGAAAATGTAACTTTCCATCTTTTACTGTACCTTCTATAAATAACTGATCTTTCATTTTATTAAGTTATGTACAATTAGTACTGCAATACCTATAACAAACATCCAGGCTACATATTCTATAATTTTGTAGGTTTGTTCCATCTTTTCACGTGTTCTACCTTGGTTATGATGCTTTAATCCATCATGTATTTTTTTAAGATCTTTCATTTGTATTTTTTTTTAGTTGTGCTTCTAATATCTCAATAGCTACTTCCAAGTTCCTTCTTGAGGAACCTGGTAAAGTATCTACATTATCTAATAGATTAATTATATCCTTTATAATTATATTATTCATGTGTTTCTAATATTCTTTCTTCAAAGTCTTCTTCTAATAAATCTTGCACGTCTACAGATACAAGGTTACCCACTCTATCTTTAGTAATATACCATACGTGATGTACTTCAACACTTGGTCCATAACCTGGCGTACCTGGATCTCCATTAGAATCATACCATTGGTCTGGTTCTCCTGGATCATAAGAATACTGTATACATACAGTTTCTCCTGAGTCTGTTATTAAATCTATTTCACTCATCACAAAAATCTTAAGGCATCTCCAACATAAACAAACTCCTGAGCACACTCTGTGCACTTAGCATTAGATTCATTTCTGATTAATGCTGGGTCACCACAGTTTGGGCATGGAGTTTCATCATGGGTATCTATATACTCTTCAATTGCTTTTCTTGATAGTCCGTGTATCATTGCATCATGCGTACCACGGTACTCTAATTCTTCTTGTTGCTCAATAAAGAGCTCTTTCATTCTTCCCATAATTTTATCTGTTTAAAGGGTTATAACGTTTAATTTTAGATTGATCAAAGGATTTAAGTGCAGATGACACCCAGTTTACATCTTGAGTATTTTTGTAACACAATATATGACATATTGCTGTCTCAGTTGGATTTAATCTAAGTAATCTACCTATCCTTTGTGCTGTTTTCTTTTCATTACCATATGCATGCATAATAATACCTTGTTTTAACCTTGGTATTGTAACACCTTCTGATAACTGTAACACACATGATAGAGTGTGTATCCTTCCATCTGAAAATAATTCTAAATTTTCTTCTGACTTAGGGTTACCTGAATGATAACTATGCTTACTGATACGGTCTGCCTGCTTTTGTGTATTAGCAAATACTATACACTTATCCTCTATATTCTTAACCATAGATTTTACATATGATTCTTTAGTTGGATAATCCATCAAAGCTCTCATTCTCATGATCCTTGCAAATTGCATTTGTTTAGGAGACTGTGCCTCTGCCACTCTACCATTACAATAATCATAATCTTTCTTCTCATTAGTAAACCAGTGCCCACCATTTTTATTTTTCTTTTTCAATGTAGGCAAACCAGATAGCTCTAACTCATGTATAATTATCTTATAATCATTAAGTATATTACTTTCTGTTGCATCATCTACATCAAAGGTATATCTGATTGGACAATACTTGTTTACAAGCATGCCTTTTACAGACTTCTTATCTCTTGGTGGTGTACCTGTTAAACCTAATATTTTACCTTGAAACTGTGATAAGAATATTTCATGACCTGGTAGTAATGAGTGACACTCATCTAAATAAACTATATCATAGTCATTTGGATTGTGTTTTTTTAATGATAGATAAGTAGTAAACGTTATATGCTTAACTAACTTTTCAACTTTCATCTTACCTAATTCATCTATCCATGATTGAGATACTGAATGTTTAGGTATTACTACTAAAGCCTGTACAAAAGGATTAAAGTTCCTTTGAAGGTGTTGTATAGCTATACGTGTTTTACCAACACCCATAGAAATGCCCAGACCACATCTTTTATGCTGAGCTGCTATATTTAATGCTTCTAGTTGAACTACATGTCTATTATTTACAGAGTAATCCAACTGAATATTTTTTGCCATATAATAATTGTTGTTGCCAGAACTAATGTCCAGGTTAGTATTCTAATTAATTTGTTTTTCATAATGTTACATTTAAGGTGGACCCTATAGGACTTGAACCTATGACCTATCCGTTATGAGCGGAGTGCTCTGACCAACTGAGCTAAGAGTCCTGGTAGCCGGAGTGGGACTTGAACCCACACGAACTATCCAGTTCAACAGATTTTAAGTCTGTCATGTCTACCAATTCCATCATCCGGCCTGGTGATCCCACTA